GGAGCCGGATTTCAACGGCGTGATCGGCACAGAAACGGGGCGGTTCTATCGGGCAGTATGAGTCAGGTGAGCATAACAGGCCCCGGCAAGGGGCCGATGTAATTTTGACTAGATTTGGTAGCAAGATTGGATTGGCATTCGCCAAGCTCTGTTATGAGTCCGGAGTTTTCTTTTTTAAGTGCGTCGACTTGCTTTTCGAGAGCCTGTGCTTGATCTCTGATGAACGAGAGGTGCTTATCAAGAACGGCAGAAGAACCTCTTTCAGTAATGAGCCTGTCGATGGCTTCGATAAGATTCAATCAAATACCACCAACGCATAGTTTAAGTGGCGATGCGCCGGCTTTATAGCGCCGCGTCCCGCTTGAAGCGAGAGTTAGATGACGACGATGAAAACATGTACGTGCTGCGGCAAAGAAAAACAGGAAAGCGAATACCGGCTGCACAGCGACAAAAAAACTGTAATGCGCTACTGCAACGACTGCCACCTTGCCAAGCGCAGAGCGCAACACGCAGCAAATCGTGAAAAACGGAACGCGCAATACCGGGTGCGGTATGCGGAGAACGCAAACGGGGTGAAAGACAAGATGGCGGCAGCGCGCAAGGAAAAATATGCCAAACAAGGGCGGGCGGCGCTGATTGCTTGGGCCGCAGCGAACCCGGAGAAAGCCGCCGAAGCGCGGCGCAAGAAGATGAAGAGAGGCCGCGAACGGTTGAGCGACTACTACGTGCGGCGTCTGCTTTGCCACCCGGAACGTTCGACGGTAAAGCAAGTGCCGGAAGTATTGATTGAGTGCAAGCGCCTGCAACTGATGATTGAAAGGGAATGCAGAAATGGCTGAGATTTACACAACATCAAACGGAACCGAAGCCGTCGTATTTATCGATACGTGGTGCCGTCGCTGCCAGCGCGACAAGGCGATGCGTGAAGGCGCGGACTTTGATGAATGCGATGACAACGAACTGTGTGAACTGATTGCTGCCGCTTTTCGCGGGCCAGTGAAAGAGTGGGTTGAGGATGAATCCGGCTCGCGCTGTACGGCATTTGTTCTGGCAGGCGACAAAGTGCCAGAAGTAGACACACTAACGATGGACTTGTTTGCAGAAACGGAGATGACGAAATGAAAAACTGCGAGGAATTACGGGAAGAGCTGGCGCAGACCTTCGAGCAACTGAAGGCCGGCACGATCAAGCCGAGTGAAGCCGCGGAATTGGCGAACTTGGCCGGGAAGATGATTGGCAGCGCAAAGGTGCAGGTGGAGTATTACGCGCTCAGGAAAGAACAGCCGCGCATCGATTGGCTTGAGTCAGCGAACGCCAGTTTAGGCGGGCGCGGCGAGGACGTAACCACGAAGTGAACAGGGAATACTGGCGCCCGTGTTGAGCGCAGTGTTATGCCTCTGGAGATGATGCAAAATATTTTGAAAAAGGACTTGACATCATTCCGATAGCGGGCTAGACTAGATTCAACGGTTAGGGATAGGCCCAAACCGCAAACCTAGGAGAAAAGATCATGAGCCAAAACGAACTGTTTGAAACCACCAATACCAAAATCAACGAATTCCGCACCATGCTCGTATCGACGTTAGCCCAGCGGGATTCCGTAACGCTCGACGCTATCAATCGTGAGGATTCGTGGGGCGACCTAGCGCAATATGCAAAGACCGATGCAGAAAACCCTGAACTAGCCGACCTGTCCGATGAGTTCGAGCGGTTTGGCGATGTCATGCAGAAAGCCGAGAACGCGTGGGGCGAGGAATGAGCGGAGGGGCACGAGAAGGTGCGGGCAGGAAACCCGCCCCAAAGCACCTGAAAAAGGTGCCGTACAACACCAAGCTCCCGCAGTGGTTGCGGGACTGGCTGACGGCGCCGGCCCGTGAGGAAAGCGGGCCGGTGATGATCGAAAAAGCCCTCAGGCGGCTGTACAAGATGAAGCCGCCGGAGGAAGAGATATAACCGATGGCTAACAGGTGCAGGCGGCTTTATCGTCAGCTTCCGGGTTGCTCGAATCGTTATACCTAGGAGACATGCCGATGAAATGCGAACACTGCGGACGGCCAGCAATGCGTGGGTGGATTATTTGTAAACGATGCTGGAGGATATTTGGAGGCGACGAATATATGACCCGCGAGATGATGCAAAATATTTTGAAAAAAGGCTTGACATTATTCCGATAGCGGACTAGACTAGATTCAACGGTTAGGGATAGGCCCAAACCGCAAACCTAGGAGAAAAGATCATGACGAAGATTGTTTGGAACGGTTGCGATAGCTACGTTGAAATCGACCAGGCAGTGGCTCGTGGGTACGATTGTGATGGCGAAGTCCTCTACACACCGCGCGAGGCTTTCACGGCATTCGAAGCGATCGAGATCAACCCAGCCGATTTGCCGGTGGACGAAGACGGGGAGCCGGATTTCAACGGCGTGATCGGCACAGAAACGGGGCGGTTCTATCGGGCAGTATGAGTCAGGTGAGCATAACAGGCCCCGGCAAGGGGCCGATGATCATAAGCGGGGCGGTATCCGGTAGATACCGAAGTTGCTGCGGTAGTGGCTCAAGTCGTGCTTATTTGAACCAACTTTCAACCATCGTGACAGTAATCTGAACGTTCATTGAAAGTATCTGGAAGTAAAGCGACAAATCAAACACTTAGGGCTGACAGTTGGACGAGAGTAAGGTCGATTTCCAAGGTCTTGAACGCGCCATCGTTGCTCACGTAAGCGAGCACGGGATGGCGAAGTGGGCGCTTGTGCGGGCGGAATTCCCGGGGGTGTCGGAATCGAGCTTCTGGCGGGCCATCAAGAATTTCAAGAACGGCGCGGCCGGCGCGACCGGGCGCGTATCAAAGAAGGCGACGCAAAGAGTCATCCGCGAGGTCCATCGGGCGAAAGATTTGATGCCAATGCCTCTGGCGCCTGGGACGGTGATTCAGAACGGCGTCGAGAACGTCAGCCAGACAATCGACTACCTGGTGCATCTGAACGAGGCATTGCGCGCGGCTGACCTGTTGCGGGACGCGGCGCTCGTAACGGGAGAAGACGGAAAGGCTAAGATCAAATCCACCAAAACCTTGATGCAATCGGCGCGAATTCGTCTCGACGCCATCAAGGCGTCGGCTTCTGTCATGGAATTTCTCGCCGACGTAAACAGGCTGGAGGCCTTCTTCAAGGCGGTCACCGAGGCGGTTGGGCAGGTCTCGCCCGAGGCCCAGCAGGAAATTCTTGACCGCATGGCCGAGTTGAACCGCGCCTACGGAATGACCACGGCTGCCTTCCTCTGATGGGCAAGCGAAACTTTGACCTTAGAGGAGGGCTTGAAGCGGCAATGGCGAAAATAACCGCCAAGTTGCCGCATGGTAGCAAGACCTTACCCCGCGAGATGACCTTCCGCCAGTGGTGCAACGACCTCGCCGCGCGCGGCATGAAGATCGACGGAAAGCCGTTCACCCTGGACAACCGTCCGGCGCTGATCCCGATCTACGATGCCATCCCGACAACGCCGGAAGAGGCGGCCGGGCGCATCCTGGTGGTGCAGAAGTCCACCCAGTTGGGCCTGACCGTCTGGGAGGTGTTGGCGCACATCTACATGGCGCTGAAGTTCGGCCCGATCACGGTCGGCATGTTCATGCCAGACCAGGCCACGGCCAGCCACAAGAGCGAGCACCGGTTCATGCGCATCGTGCGCTCAGTGCCGGACCTGTTACGCCGGCTGATCTTCCGGCCCGATGAAGAGGGCAAATCCAAGCGCGTCGGAGAGGGCAACATCCTCACCCGCGTCATGGGCGAGTCGATGTTCCTGTTCCTCTGGACGACCGGCAAGGTGACGACCGAATCCAGGCCGATGGACATCGTCAGCTTAGACGAAGTCCAGGAAATTGCGCTGGACCACATTGACAAGGTGCTGGCGCGGATGGGCGACTCGGAAATCGGCTTCGCCTTGATGCTGTCCACTGCCAACATGCCGGAATACGACATCAATTACTGGTACATGAAGGGGACCCAGGAGGTGTGGCACACCCGCTGCCCGCATTGCGATGCCCTGTCCGACCTATCCGACCCGGCCGGCATCTTCCCGGACAAATCGATCGGCTACAACAACGGGCAGTTTCCGGGGGCGCCGATGAATGAGTACGTCTGGACCTGCCCGGTCTGCGGCGGCTGGATACAAGACCCTCAAATCGGCGAAGTGGTCGAGACGGCGCCGAACGCAAGCAGAACTATCAGGTCGTTCCTGTTGCCGCGCACGATCAGCCCGCGCATGACGCCGCGCGCAATGATCGAGGGGTACAACCGCGCCAAGACCGGGCACCAGAAAAAGAGCTTCTACAACCGCACCCTGGCCCGGCCCTACATCGACGCAGAGCAATTGCCGGTAACGATGGCACACTGCCTCGCTGCGGCCGAAGAGGGTATGCGTATCGGCCTGACCTGGCAGACGCACGGCCGCGACTGTTACATGGGCATCGACCAGATGGGCGGCTTCAATGCAGTCATCATCAAGAAGCGGCTGCCGGATGGCCGGCAGGCCGTAGTCCACGTCGAGGCCGTGTTCGACCTGGACCCGTTTGCGCGCTGCACGGAATTGATGGAACTGTTTGGCGTGGCGATGTGCGTGGTCGAACAGTTGCCCAACGTCAACGACGCTAGGCGATTCGCCAACTTCGAAGACCAGAAGCGCGGCATCAGCCATCGGGGCCGCGTGTTCCTGGCTGGCTACGGCGACCTACGTGATGACATGATGCTGTGGGGCGACCAGTTGAGCCGGTCTGACCAGAAGACTGCCGAGGACGATCGCAGCAGATACACCGTCAACCTGAACCAGTACAAGTGCATGCAGACTAGCCTGTTCCGGATTCGCGGCGACGTGGTTAACGGAAAGCTGGTACCGTTCTGCCTGTTCCCGGACCCAGACGCCCTGGAGCAGGACGTAATGGTCAACGGCAAGAAGGAGCGAGTTGCTCTGCTGCGCGACTGGGTGTTCAACCACTTTACGAAGACGGCGCTGATCGTCGAGAACGAAGGCGACGAGAGCAAGGCCAAGGCCGGCGGCATGCAGGTGGCCCGCAAGGCGCGCGCCAAAGTTGCGAAAGTCGGCATCGACCCCCACTACAGCTACGCCAACATGCTGTGCGACGTTGCCTGGGCGAGGAATCACGGGGCCGGGATGGTGTTCTTCCCTGACTCGAAACCGATGGAGAAGGACGTGTCGGAATTGGTAAAGAACATCCCCGGCATGCCGGCATCCCTGGCGGCGAAGATGCTGGATGTCCCGGTGGAAGGAGAGGTATGCGGGCGCTGCACCGGGTTCGACGGGGCGATAGGAATGTGTGTCCAGCGCGGCTTCCGGGTGAAACAGGCAGCGCCGGGCTGCGACTACTTTGTGCGACGAACAAACTGAGCCGTATGCCGATATGGGAATTTTCATCTCGTAGTAGAATCAATCACTTACTTAATGGCGGATGCTGAATATGAGCGAAAAAACCTGTGCTACCTGCGCCTTTGAAGGAGCGCCACCGGAGTCTTACCGCTGCGCCCAGTGCCGGGTGTCTGCCGCATTCACCAACTGGGTGAGCGCGGATGAGGGCGATTCACGGATTGACGTGATCGGCTCCAACGGAAACGAAGGAGAGCATTACGATTTGATCGAGACTGTTGCAGAGATGCGCGCCATCGCCGCCGCGTCAGACGATTACGACAAGATCGTTGACGATATTCGCGCAGAGACCGCGCCCGGACTGCTCAAGAAAGCTGCCGCCATCATGGAGGAACGGGCCGCTCAGTACGACAGCCCAGAGGGAGAGCGCAGCATGGGCCGCGCAGTTGCTGCTTTCAACGCTATCACAGGGCGCGACCTAAAGGAGTCGGAAGGCTGGTTGCTTCTCCAGGTGCTCAAGGACGTGCGCCAGTGGCAACGAACCGTCTACCACGCCGACAGTGCCGAGGACTGCATCGCCTATGCCGCACTCAAGGCGGAAGCCCTGGCTGCTAACCGATGATCGACGTGAACGACGCGCGCGAGGAATACGCGCGCTACCTGGGCGAGCACTCTCAGGAGAAAAAGGCGCTCATAGCGGCCAGCGCGGCGCGGAACGGCTCAGCGTAGGGGCCGCTGACGGCGACTGGCTTTAGGCGCGCGGCGACGAACATGTACTGCCGAACGCCTGGGTCGGCGCGAAAGCGATCGCGCAGCCAGGCTGTGTAGTCTGCCACCTGGGCTTCCGGGGCCGCCCAGCCGGCGCCTGGGGTGGTGTCGATGATGGAGAGGTTGCGTATCACGGAATTTTCTCGATGCGGCACTTCAGGTATTCCGCCACTACTTTCGGAACAGCCGTCTTGCCGGTGGCGTACCGATTCGCCGTGTTGTAGTGGATCTCAGTGTCTTCGGCGAAACGCGCTGGGAAAGTCCAAGCGTCTTCAGGGCGGCGCCGAATTCATTCGGGGTCATCGCTTCGGGGTGGTTCATTGCTTCTCCGGGAGCAGATCGCGCAGGCCGTTGGCGATGCGGTTCATGTCGCCGACGTGGCCAAAGTTGATTCGATCGCGTGGAATCTGCCGGTGCAGGTTGACGTGGTCGATAAGGTCATGAACCAAATTCATTACCCTGGCGGTCGCGTCATCGTAGGCGTTGATCGCGGGATTGCCCTTCTTTTCTGATGCAGTGGTTTTCCCGGCAATGACGCGCAAGGCGACGCCGACGGGTACGCGGTGCTCTTGGCAATATACGGCAGCCAAAAACTTGGACTTTAGGCCAATCTGAGAGGCCAAGGATACAACAGCGCGCATGGCCGGATTGACGCGGCGCTCTTTCTTCATGTTCCCTCCTGGTTGAACGTCATCTACGAATTGGCGCCACCTAAGATTGTGCGGCATGATTTCTACTCGAAGGGTTGTGGCGGTGGTTTTCATGGACATTGTCAGATTCAGTTGAAGAAGTCTCGGCGGCAGCCGGCGGAACAGAAGCGGCATTCGCATTTCTCGGTGCGGGCGATGTAGCGGTGGTCGCGGTCCGTGTGCACTTCCTTGTAGGTGGTATCAGCCGCGCCACACCCAGCGCGTTTTCCCTGAATCGTAGACGCGCAAGACCTTGGCAACATCGTGCATTTGGTACTCGGTACGCGGGTCGCTGGCTGGGTCGAACAATTCGGCTCTGCCCATCTCGCGCAGCCGGAGCGGGATACTCTTGCGCTGCCACAAGCTCTTGTGCCAGGTGCGCAGCGTGCGCGGGTCTACGACTCGGTAGTCGGCAGGAATGCGGCCGTCTTGAGCGAAACCGAGCAACGGGTAGAGGCCGCCGTCAAAGTGCTGATCGTCCGAGAACGACCAGATAACGCGCGGCGCATGCTGGGCGACGAAGGCGGATAACAATCGACTGGCACCGCCGCGCACCGATGCCGACGTGGCGTAGCGGGCCAGTTCGTATTCGTGCGCCGCGATCAAGCCGCGCCGATGGCCGCCCTGGGTAAACGACATTGATGCGACCAGTTTTCTGTCATGAACCAGCCCATAGCTGGCGACGGCACCACGGCAGGCGCCTTGCAAGTGGTGTTCTGCATAAAGCGCGTTCGCCTGGGCCGGCGCCAACTCCACCACGCTGCAAGAGCGGGCGTTGAGGCGCGCTTGTGTATTCAGGCCAAGCGCATGCGCCAGGTGCTGCTTGACGATGGCTTGCCGGTGCAGCCAGTCGTAATCCCATACCGTGATCAGCCGGATGCCGGATCGCCTGGCCGCCTCGTGTTTGAACTCGTGCTGGCGGCTGTTCTTCTGAACGCGGTGGCTATGCCAGTAGCAGCCGTTGAACTCGATGCCGATCTGCTGGTCGGGCAGGTAGATGTCGATTTCCATGCGTCCAAGCGCGGCGCGATCATTGCGCAGCACGCGCACGCCGAGCGATGCGCACCAATCGGCAAGTTCTGATTCTGCCTGGCTCGAAGTCGCTTCGCCCCAGCACAGATGGCAGCCGTTCCCTGCCAAGTGGATCTCCGCCGTCTGGTGGATGTTGCCATGCTTGGCGCATGTGACGGTGACCGCAGACTTGATGCCGCGATAGTCTGCGTCCTGGTATCCGAAGGCATCGCCATGAACCGCGCGCGCCTTGTCCACGAAGTCGGCCGTGCTCATACCCTTGCCGGCGCACTTCGGACAGCCAGCCGCGCGTCCAAGGTGGCTGTTCGGAGTTTGCCAGAACGCGCCATGTATCGTGCAGTGGATCTCCACCTTGAGCGATGACTTAACGTAGGCGACGTGAGAGTAGTCGAAGCGGTCGCCATGCACGGCGCGCGCCTTGGCGATGAACGTATCCGCATGGTCTCGGAGCCGGCTTGACGTTCCGGCTGCTTTGCAGGCCGGGCAGCCTTTTCCGTCCATGTGGTGATTTGGTCGCTGCCAGAATGCCCCGTGCACCGGGCAGACAATCTCGACCGGCTGCATGGTGGTTTTGTACTGAACGCGCGAGTAGTCGTAACGGCCGCCGTGCGAGGCAATTGAGCGCGCAATGAATGCGTCTGAAGTGAGTCTTGCAGCCATATTGCCCCGCGTAGTTTGCGAAGTGGATTATAGCCCTAAAAAATCGTCGTGACGCCAATATGCGCGCCATGAGCACCAATTATCGCAATTCGAAGCTGCTGGCGCTGGCACGCAGCGCGCCGCGCTGCTTTTGCTGCGGAGTGCCGAACGACGGAACCGTGGTCGGTGCGCACGCCAACATGCAAAGCATGGGCAAGGGCGCCAGGCACAAGTCGGCCGACATCCCCGCCTTCCTGTGCCACGCCTGCCATGACGCCGTGGACGGCAGGAACAATGTCTACCTGAGCCGCGAGCAACGAAACGCCGAATGGGCGATGGCCTCTGTCCATTCAATGCGCTGGGCGCTGGAAACACATCCCGAGGTATTCGCATGAGCGACGACGTTCGCCTGGTTGCATTCGATTCACGCGCGCCAGCCGACGAACGGCAGGATGCGCTGGCACAACTGACCAAGGCGCACGCGCCGCGCAGCATCGGCACCGGCTTGAGCCATGCGGCCGGCGCCTTTGTGCAAGACCTGCGCGAACAGTTCGCCGTCTCTCAGGCGATGAACAAGGCCATGGTGATCGACCTCCCCGCCGACGCCAAGAGGCGCAATGCCGGCGGCATGCAGTCGGTTTACCTGGACAAGTGGCAGATATTCACGGCGGGCGAATACTTCGAGAAGCCGGCGCCCGCTGGTTTCGACACCCTGCGCAGCATGGTCGACCAGGTCCCAATTCTGAGCGCCATCGTCCTTACCCGCCTGCGCCAGGTGCAGCGGTATTGCATCCCTCAAGAGAGGGACGACGGAAACCCCGGCTTCTCCATCGTCCACCTGGACCCCGAGCACACGCTGACATCTTCCGAACAGGAGAGCGTCAACCTGCTGCGGCGTTTCGTCAGCCACTGTGGATGGGAATTCAATCCGCGCGCCAGGAAACGCCTCAAGCGCGACAACTTCAGCCAGTTCATGGGCAAGCTCACGCGCGACAGCCTGACGATGGATGCGGCCCCCATCGAGACCGAGTTCAAGAAGGACAAGAAGCAGGGGATCGACGGGCTCTATGCCGTAGATGGCGCTACAATCCGCCTGTGCAGCGAGGATGGCTACCAGGGCGACGACGAGATTTTCGCGGTGCAGACGCTGAATTCCCGTATCGTCACGGCCTACACTCATGACGATCTGATTTATGAGCCGCGCAACCCGCGCTCTGACGTGCGGCTCGCCGGCTATGGCCTTGGCGAAACGGAATTGCTGATCCGCGTGGTCACTGGCTTCCTAAACGCGATGACGCACAACATTCGGGGATTCGACGAGAACAGCATCCCGCGCGGGCTGCTTCACCTCTCCGGCGACTACAGCAACGATGACCTGGCGGCCTTTCGGCGCTACTGGAACGCGATGGTGAAGGGCGTTAACAACTCGTGGTCGCTCCCGGTGCTGGTGAGCAAAGACCAGGAGAGCAAGGCATCGTTCGAGAACTTCGGTATCGAGTTCAACGAGATGTATTTCGCCAAGTGGATGACGTTCCTAACGTCGCTTGCCTGCGCCATCTACGGCATGTCGCCGCAAGAGATCAACTTCGACAGCTTCACCGGCGGAAATACCAGCGCGCTGTCGGGAAGCGACACCGCAGAGAAGATCGCGCACTCGGAAGACAAGGGATTGCGGCCTCTGCTGTCCTACTTCGAGGGCATTCTGTCCGACTTCGTGATTGCCGACTTCTCCGACAAGTTCGCGTTCCGCTGGACCGGACTGGACCCGGAAGACCCGGAGAAGCTGCACGAGAAGAAGAAACTGGTGCTGACGGTCAACGAGATGCGCGCCGAGATGGGCCACAAGAAGGCCGACGGCGACTGGGGCGATGCCCCGCTCAATCCCTCCTTGGTAGGCGTTTGGCAGCAGGCACAGCAGGCCGCGCAGCAGGACTTCGGCCAGATGCCAGGGCAGGATGGCCAGCCAGGACAAGAAGGCGGCATGCCAGGGCAGGATGGCCAGCCGCAAACGAATACTCCACCACCCGAGGCAGGGGCTCCCCCAGCCGGTACCGATGCCGGCGGGGAGGATCGCGCGGGCGACTTTGGGCAGGATGATGGTGACGAGCGCCAGGGAGACTTTGGCAAGGCTTTGAGAATTTGGGGGATTGAGTAATGAACGACAAGGGAACCATCGAATGGGATGGTGGGGAGCGGCGCGCGGATTCACAGTCAAAGCGAATTCATGCTTTAGAGGCCAAGGTGGAGGCGGTGCATGGCGAAGTGCACGATCAGATTAGTGTAGTGAATGCCGCCGTGGCTGCCCTGAGTTCCGAGGTATACGGCCTGCGCCAGGATGTCCACAACATGACGCAAAGCGTCGGGTCGATGCGGGATTCTCTGGCTGCCATAGCCAGCACGATGCATAAACTGGCCGAATGGCCTGACACCTGGGACAAGATCAAGGGGTTCTGGTCGATCATGCGCTGGCTGCGCGACAATGTCATGATCATTACCGTGATCCTTGGCGCCGTGGTTTACATGGTTTACAAATTGGCAGACAACGCCAAACTGTTGCCCTGACATGGCCAGGGTGGGCGACGAAATCTACTTCCACGCTGGCGGCAAACCGACCAGCGGGAAAGTCGTTTGCCGCGGCCGACATGGCGTGACCGCCAAGGATGCGACCGGGCAACATCACAAGATCAAGTGGGGGAACATCCTGGGACACAAGACGCGCAGTACCCCGGCCATGACCGTGCGAGAGCAGGGCGTCGATGGCGCCATCGTCGAGGATGAACACGGCCGGCCAGTCTATATTCGCGGCTACCAGCCGGAAGAGCCGGAGGAGCAGGAACCGAAACAAGAGCATGGGTTCGACATGCTGGGCAAAGCGATGATCTTGTTCACGAAGGCAGGAGCAATCAAGAATCGCCCCGGCCTGCACCTGGAAGACCGTACCGACAGAACAGGCAAGCACGGCAAGCGCTGGGTCTATGGGCAAGAGGCCGAGAAGGCGCCGCGCCGGCCGGCCAAAGACCCGGAATACGTGCGTGGCAGCAAGATCGGCTTTGGCGCGCACAACTTGGAAGCCGGAGACCGCGTGCAGTTCACCAAGGACGGCCAGCCTGCCGAAGGCGAAATAACGGCAGTCGGGAAGGATGGCGCAACCGTCAAGAACGACGTTGGCGAGCATCGTGTGTACTGGCGTGAGGTGCGCGGACACAAGGCACGGCGCAAGCCGGATGCAGATGCCGCGCAGTCGCCAGCGAAGAATCCCGTTGTGCTTGGAAAGAAGGAACCCATCCCGGCGGCAGAGTATGTGAGCCAGGCATAACGTCGTCGTCGTGACGTCATCATGCGGCGCATGGACACTCATGCGCCGCTTCTCTTTGACCTCGGTCCGCTATCATGCGGATGCACCGATCATGTCCTGGACGACCTACACAAGGCGCTTGGAGACCCGCCCGACGATTCCATCTGGCAGCCGCACCATGACCCTTATGTCCGCGATCATATCGAGGATGTAACCCGGCGCGGCTTGGCTATCCTGGACGGTATTCTATCCACGCTGCTCTCGCTGCTCGGCCTTGAACTGGCGAAGGCTGAGCCGTGGCGGCGCTGGGATGTTTCCGATCTGGACGCCGCCATGCACTCCCTGGGCGACAAGGCGCCTTCCGAGTACGAAATGGCCGACTGGCTCCACGTCATCGACTGGCTGCTCCAGCGATACCTGCCGTCCGGCGTGATCGAAACCGAATCCGAATACCTCGCGGTGCGCGCGGTGTTCGCCGGCCGCATTCAGGCGTATATCGAGCCGCACGGCCCGACTGAAGCGGCGAAGTCAATGCTGGTAGCGGAGGCGCCGGTGACTCGGCGCATTGTCGACGAGGTGGCCACCATCACCGCGCACCAGTCGGCAGTCCTGGACTTCGCCACGCTTCGCGCCGGGGAGTTGATCGCCGACATCGGCGAGCGCGTTCGCCACCGCATCCGCCAGGTCATCATCGAGCATGAGGAAGGCCGCGTCATGGGCCGCCCGGACGCCTCGATGTGGAACCTGCAATCCAGGCTGCAAGACGAGTTCGCCATCCTCAACAGGGATTGGCGCCGCGTCGCCATCTCAGAAGTAGCCCGAGACGCTAACGAAGGCTTCCTGTCTTCGCTGCCAGCCGGATCGCGCGTCAAGCGCGTCGAAGCCTACAACGCCTGCCCGTTCTGCAAGAAAATCGCCGGAATGGTGTTCGACCTGGTGGACCCGTCAAAGGAAAACAAGGACGGCTGGGCCGAAGTTTGGGTAGGGAAAACCAACGTCGGGCGCAGCGCCAGCCCGATGAAGCGCATCGGCGGCGTCCTGGTCGAGCGCGAGCCGGATGAACGCTATTGGCCGGCGGCAGGCATCCAGCATCCAAACTGCCGGGGTACATGGTCATTGATGCCGAAGGTCATGCCAGGCGCCGACCCGAAATTCATTGCCTGGATGCAGGCGCAACTCGAAACCATCAAACCGTAAGAGGGACAACGCATGTCGAAAATGTATGTGACCGATACAGATACAGGAAAATTGGTACCGCTTGGTGGTCCTGGCGGGTCCATACCTGCATCTGGTTCATCTGGCGGTGGCGGAGGAGACGCATCAGCAAGCAACCAGGCAACGGAAATAGCTCGGCTGGATTCCATCCTCGCCAAGTTACCCGCCACCCCCGCGACAGAAACAAGCGTGGCCGCCGTCGCCACCGCCACTGGGGCGCCCACCGACGCGGCCTGGAACGGTAGCGGCAGCGGGGGAATCGTCGCCATCCTAAAGTCGCTGAGGTCCCTGCTCGCCGGCACCCTCAGCGTGTTCCGCAGCCTGGGCGTGGCGACCATTCTGCTCAATGCGGTCACCGCCACCGGCGCCGGCACCTCTGTCCAGCGCAGCGGATATGCCACCTATCACGCCACTGGCGCCACCACCTCCGGCATCGGCGCGGCCACAATCGTGATCGAGGTCAGCAACGATGGCTCCAACTGGCTTACGAAAGAGACCATCAACCTCACCCTCTCTACCACGCCTGCGAGCGCCGGCTACGAGATGGACGCGCCGTGGACATACGTGCGCGGCAACGTGACCAGCATCAGCGGCACCGGTGCGTCGGTCTCTCTGTATATGGGGGTGTGAGATGGCTGGGAATGGACAAATCGGCAAGAGAGGCGCCGGCCGCTGGAAGACGCTCACCCAGGCCGTGGGGCAATCGCTGTATCCGGGGATTTTCTCGGAGTCGGTTATAGGCGTGCCTATCCCTGCTGGCGCCAGCGTGCTGCTGGTGGATATGGTCGCGGGGGGATGCGGTGGGGCGCCTGGAGGCAGCCACGCCAACAACGCCCCTGGCGGCGGCAGTGGGTGTTCCGGTAGCTACCTCAAGGATTTTTTGCTGCCCGTGCCAACTAACGCTGTGACGATGGACATAACTATCGGTGCCGGCGGCCGGGCTGGGCTGGCGAGTGGCCAGACCGCTCAAGCTGGCAATTCAACCAGCGTAAAATTCAAGGCGGCTGACGGAACCACAGTACTAAACGAGGTGATTGTCGGGTGTGTGACTCCTCCTCCGGTACAGCAGGCTGGCGCGGCCAGCGGTACAGCAGTCACGAGCGCAACAGGGGTCACTCCGCTAGAAATTCCGGGCGTAAGTGGGGTCGCCGGAACAGCGGGGACCAATATCGGCTCCACAGTGCCAGCTCGCACGCAAATAGGATCGGGAACGCTGTTCCAGGTAGGTGGCTGCCCTGGCGGTGGTGTCACGGCGGGGAATGTCGGAGGCAAAGGTGGCTCCGTGCGTATGCAGGGGCTGCCTACCAGACAAGGGAATGCCAACCAGAATTACGGTGGCGACGGGGCCGGCAGTTACGGTGGTGGCGGTTGCGGACCGATGAGCGGATTTCCGTCCGGTGCACCTGGCTATGCCGCGCCGGGTGGTGTGGCGGTAGCCGGTGGGGTAGGCGGCAACGCCGTCGCCCCGACGGTCGCGGTGCAGGGATTCGGGGCCGGTGGTGCGGGTGGCGCTGGCGGGACGACTGGCGGCGATGGCTCAGCCGGAACCCAGGGCGCCGTAATCATCCGATACCAGGAGTGACCGCCATGAAAATCGCTATCCTCACCCCAGACGGAATGACCCGCCTCTCCACCATCGTCGCCGACCTCGCTACGGCGCGGGCGCTCAACCCCGGCATGCTTTGCGTCGTGGCCGGGACTGGCGAGGACCTGACGGCGAGCGATCCGGTGGCGCCCCCCCCGCCCAACACCCCAGCAGCGATTTCCGCCCGGCAGATTCGCCTCGCCCTCAACAGCGCCGGCCTGCGTGATGTGGTCGAAGCCGCCGTCGCCGCCGGCACGCGCGATCTGCGCGATTGGTGGGAATTCTCCACCGAGGTGCAACGCGACCATCCGATGGTAATGCAGATGATCACCGCCCTTGGTGTCTCACCCGCCCAGGCGGACGACCTGTGGCGCATGGGAGCGACGCTGTGATGCCGGCCGGAATTAGAGCGAATCACGGTAAATCCTGCCCGCACTGCGGTGCCGAGGTGGCTGTGTCCGGTGGCGTCGCGCAATGCTACGTCTGCCCGCGTTGCGGCCCTGTTGACCCGGTAGAGCGCCTGGCCAAGGTGTTTGGCGGCGGCGGGCCGCTGCGCACAATGCCGGGCGAAGCGAGCGCGACATGAGCATTCCAACGCCAGCACAGATCAAGGCAGGCAATTACAAGAAGCGCCACGTCCGTTTCATGGGGCTCGAAATCGCCATCGAAAACCCGAAGGGCAGCGTGCGCCGTGGTGTGGAACGAACAGAAAAAAAGTGGGCGACCAAGATGCGGGCTGACTACGGCTACATCAACGGAAGCATGGGCGTCGACGGCGACCAGGTGGACGTGTTTCTCGCCGGCCCTATAGCGAGGATGCTGGCATGGCCTAAGTCGTCACCACGATGGCTTTCCCAGATTTCACCAAGCGCGACGAGCAAAAGGTCATGCTGGGGTACGACAGCGAGGAGGAAGCCAAGCGCGCGTTTCTCGCCCACTACGACGATCCACGGGTGTTCGGTGGAATCATCGCCATGCCGATGGAAGAGTTCAAGGTCAAAGTGCTTGCCACGAATGACAAACCGAAGATGATCAAGGCGCACATTTCCGGGTACCGGCGCGGCGACGGAACCTATGTCGCCCCGCACGAAGACAAGCGGCCGGCGCGCCGCGTTGGCAAACTCTCTCAGCACCTGGCCGCAGAGGATGCGCGGCGCATCGTCGAGGCGTTCGCGGCTGGCGGCAAGATCGGCATAGCCGTGGTCGAAAGCATGGATGCGCTGAAGGCGCGCGGGAAGTTGGGATGGCAGGCGTATTTGAGGATAAAGGAAGCCGGCGCCGAGGATGATGTCGAAAGTCTCTACCACGCCGGCACCGTCTACCTGTTCCCGAAGAATATCCGCAACAAGACGCAGCTAGTCGATGTGCTCCTGCGCGACGGCCGGCGCTGCGCCCTGGAGGCCATGAAGGGGCCGGTGCTTGACTCCCTGCTGGTCAGCATTCATGCCAGCAACCGCCGCGTGCGCGACCTGGTGAAGGCGCGCGGGCAGCCGGCCGAAGGTGTCGCCGCCGCCACGCTCGAAGTGTTGTCCGGGATGAAGCGGGAGAGCCTGGTGCGCGTGCATGGCTGGCATGACCTGGCGCAATTCATCCGCCTAGCCCTGCGCGACGTGGCGATTTCGCTGCGCCAGGCCGGCATGCACACGGCCGCCGACTACCTGCAATGGCGGGTCGGGGGATGGACCGACGCCGATGTCGGAACCCTGCTCACGCGGGCGGACGAGATGGTGCGCGGCAAGAAACTCACGAAGAGGATGGAGATTGACATGAAGCAAATGCTGGGAGACTTCGGCGGTAGTTCGCCGGTGGTGCTGTTCATGAAGTCCTACGTGCGAGCGCATACCCGAGTGGTGAACGGCAAGACGGTGAAGGTGCAGAGCTACCACACCGGCGTCATTGCCAGGCCGAAGGAGACCCGGCACAAGCGGGACCCGAATACCGGGGATTTGTTTGCGGAGGCTGTCTACTCCATGCCTAAGCATGAAGCCATCGAAGAGCACGAGCACCTGGTTGACGTACTCAACTCGCCCAGTCATGCCGACGACAAGGAAGAGGAGAAGAAGCAGGGGGCGGAACTGGCGGAGATGAAGGCGCCGGCGGACCTGGGCGCAAAGGTGACGCCGCAAGTGCCGTCTGGCGACATTGAGAAATACATCAAGGTGGCTGCTGATTCCATCGCCAGCCTGCGCAAGGATGATGTGTACCGTGTCCTGTTCGAGAGCAATCGTGCCGAGTATCGCCAGGCCATTGCGAGGTACATCCGCGAGAAGCGGCCTGACCTGGCCGGAGAGGTCGACGAGGTGATGGCGGAAGACAGTGCCAAGCCGATGGCAAAAGCCATCCTGTTCCTGAAGCAATCATGACCGAAGGAACCCGCAAGACCAACTTCCTCGCCGTCCTAGCCCTGCTGGTGGTGATGGGCTACACCATGGCGGCGCCCTATGTCATGGCGACAAAGGGCGTCAGCTTCAACGACTTTTCCGCCGCCGTCGGCCCCATGGGAGGAATGCTGCTTGGATAGTGGGTACGCGGCTAGGGCGCGGATGAAGAAAAACACGGTGGCGCTGCCCCGGCATCTCTGCGCAAAAAATAGAAGGATGGCCTGAATGCCCACGCTCAACTGGATCGGCAAAGAAGCCGTTGTCAACCACCACAAGGTGGTGCCGGTCCGCCAGCTGGAGCCGGTGCCGGAACTGTCTTGCGGCAACAGCGGGAGCGGCAATCTGATCGTGCAGGGCGACAACCTGCACGCGCTCAAAGCCCTGCTGCCGCGCTACGCGGGGCAGGTGAAGTGCATCTACATCGACCCGCCGTACAACACCGGCAACGAGGGCTGGGTCTACAACGACAACGTCAACAGCCCGGAGATCCGCAAGTGGCTGGGCGAGGTGGTGGGCAAGGCAGGCGAAACGCTCGACCGGCATGACCGCTGGTTGTCGATGATGTACCCGCGCTTGGTGCTGCTGAAGCAGTTTTTGCGCGAGGATGGGGCGATCTTCGTTTCCATCGACGACAACGAGGTCGGCAATCTTCAAGCCCTCATGCGCGAGGTGTTTGGCGCCTCCAATGAGGTCGCCACCATCGTCTGGGAGAAGGGCAAGAAGGGCGATTCCAAGCTCGTATCCGTCACGCACGAATACATCGTTGCCTTCGCTCGCAACAAAGCACTGCTCAAAGAACGAAATGTCCGATGGCGACGCAAGAAGCCGGGCATCGACGCAGTGCTGGAGCACTACGAGAGCTTGCGCAAGAAGCACGGTGATGACCACGCCGCGATCCGCAAGGAGATGATGGCTTGGTACCGCGCCCTGTCCAAGGGTGATCCGCGCAAGGGGCACAAGCACTACAACTGGTCTGATAAGCGCGGGCTGTACTTCGCGGCGAACTTAGCGGGCCCCGATGATGGTCGCGAGAACCGTCCGCGCTATCCCATCCTGCACCCCGTCACCCAGCAGCCTTGCGCCATGCCCTCGACCGGGTGGCGATGGGAAGAGGACACCACCAAGGCGGCTTTGGCCGAGGACCCGCCTCGCATCCACTTCGGCAAGGACCACACGACGATCCCGAACTGCAAGAGCTACCTGTTCGAGATCGACGAAGAGCCGATGCTGAGCGTGTTCTACAAGGACGGGCGGGCCGCCACGCTGGAAGTCGAAGCGATCCTCGGAGCCGGGGCGTTTCCGTTTCCGAAGGATTCCGAGGTCATTTCCGACCTGGTGGGCATGGTGGTCGAGCCCGGTGACCTCGTACTCGATAGCTTTGGCGGCTCCGGCACCACGGCGCACGCTGTGCTCAGGCTGAATCAGCACTTGAAAGCGCCCGTTCGCTTCATCCTCATTGAACTCAACGACGACGTGGCACGGAACAAGACGCGCGAGCGCGTCCGAAAGGCCATCGAGGGCTACACGCCGCTTGCCGGCAAGAAGCGAGTCCCAATCGAAGGCCTCGGCGGCGGCTTCCAGTTCTGCCGCCTGTCCGCCGAGCCGCTGTTCGACGCAGATGGTCAGATCCGCAGCGACGTGAAATTCGCGCAACTGGCCGAGTTCGTCTGGTTCGCCGAGACCGGCACCGGCTTTACGGGCCAGGCTGACTCGCCGCTGCTCGGCGTGCACGAGGGGCGCGCGATCTACCTGCTCTACAACGGTATCCTCAAGGATAAGTCCGTTGGTGGCGGCAACGTGCTCACCGGCCCGGTGTTCGAAGTGCTGCCGGAGTTCGACGGCCCCAAAGTGATCTACGCCGCCGCCAATCGCATGGGGGCCCGCGCCGCGCGCGAGGGCATCACCTTCAAGCAAACCCCTTACGCGCTGGAGGTGTAAGCCATGTCCGGATTCGCACCGAAAATCTATCAACAGCAAGTGCTCGACAGCGTGGAAGCCTATTTCAAGGCCTGCCACGAACTGCCGTCACCATCGATTGCCTTCACCGCCACCACCGAACGCCTGTGGGGGCGGGGAAATCCGTATCACCCGCTGTCTGGCTTCCCGGCCGACTGAAACAATCGTGACGCCATCATCGCCAGGAATCTCACAGGACCAGGCGATGAAGCACATTCTTTTTCTGCTCAAGGCAGACCAGGCCGCACTATTCGACATGCCTGTTATGCAGGCGGGATACGTCAACAAGAAGGGTACCTTCGTTCCCCCTGCCGCCACCCATCGCAAGAAGCGCGCCGACAAACCGAAGGCTCCAGAGCAGAACGACTTATTCGGCGAAGCGCCGGCCCCGAAGGGAACCCGCGACATCCTTGGTGAATTCATCGCCAAGAAGGGCGGCGAGCGCCGCATTGCCTCGATGCTGGACGGGCTCACCGGCGAGCAGCGCGCACACCTCGTGGCGGAGATGGCCAGGGTCGGGAAGACCACGGCGGATGCGGTTGAAGCGCGGTTGGCTATGACCCCTCCGGCGCCGGCAGTGGATGATCTGTTTTCGCCAGCGAACGCACCGAAGCCAGTCAAGGCAAAGCGGTCGGCGTCCGACTTCAAGTATTTCTCCGACTTCGCCAAGGACCGCATCGGCGGAATTCCTTCGGTTGGTACGGCGGCGCATGCGGAACTGAAGGCGGAATGGGATGCGAAGGCGGCCGAGTCGCCAAAGGTGGAAACAACCATCACCCCTACGCCGCCGGCATCCACCACTGAAGCCTACGACCCAGCCAGGATGCCGACCTTCGGCGTCCCGGCCGGTATCGGAAAGGCAGCACGGCGCGCGCTCAACGCCGAGGCCGCGCGCCTGGTAGCCGAGAAGGCTCCTGTCGACATGAGCGAAGCCGACCTTGCCGTGCTGCGCCAATATTCCGGCAATGGCGGCTGCGGCGACAGCCTCAACGAGTTCTATACTGACCCGGCCGTGGCAGGCGCCATGTGGGCTGTCGCAGCGCGCCTTGGTTTCCCGGAGGGAACCGCCTTGGAGCCGAGTTGCGCGACAGGCGTGTTCCTGCATACCGCGCCGCAAGGCGTCAAGGTGATCGGGGTTGAATTGGACCCTGTTTCTTCCAAGATTGCCGTGGCGCTGCATCCTGGCCATGAAATCGTCAACGCCAGCCTGGAGCGGTTCGCCACCCAGGATATGCGCCGTGTCGGCATCGCAATCGGCAATCCCCCCTACGGCCCGCGCGGATCGCTGCTGAAGGACGACAAGAAAGACCTGGGCAAGGCCGAGGAATACTTCATCGACACCTCGCTCGACAAGACCCTGCCGGACGGCCTGTGCGTGATGGTCGTGCCGGCCGGCATCATGGACAGCAAGAACGGCCGCGCATTCCGGGAACGGATGCTGCGCAAGGCCGAGTTCCTGGGCGCGCAGCGTATGCCCAACAGCGCCTTCGAGGCCAGTCACACCGACGTGACCGCCGACATCATCTACCTGCGTAAGCGCCCCGACGAGGTGGCCGGCGCGCTAGGCACTGTGGGCCAGGATGTCTTGCGCAAGCTGGGCGTGTGGGACGACGAGTTCCTGGGCGGCGGTTACTTCGAGAAGCGCGGCGCCGGCAACCTGTTCGGTTCCGCCGGTACCGCCAAGCGCGCGTTCGGGGAGATTTACACCGTCAACGGCTCGATGAACGGCGTACCGGAAGAAATCGCCAAATTCGTGCCGCACCCTGTCGGCAGCACTCCGGACATGCCAGCCATACTGGAGGCGCTGGGCGACGACGCCGCGCGCAACCGCGCCATGACTGGCGCCAAGAGCATCCCCTACCAGGACACAGCGAAGGTGGGCGACATCCGCACCATCGACGGCGTGGACTACGTGCTCCAGGGCAACCCGCCGCGCTGGCGCCGCGTAGACGAGGCAATGCAGACGGAAGCCGTGACCGAAGCTCAGGCGCTGGCCGGCGAACTGGACCGGCTCATGACTGGGCAGGCTGCCGACCGCCCGAAGTTGGAAGCCGACATTCGCGCTTGGGTGGCGCGGCATGGAGTACCGGCCAATAACCCCAACCTCCTGGTGGCCGCCGCTACCGACAAGACGCTGTATCGCCTGATCGGCGCCGTCGGCAAGGATGGCGCCCTATCCGACGTGGTGACCGGGCGCATGGCGGATCGCATCGAAGGAACCTTCGACACGGTGGCGCATTCCCTGGCGCTGAAGCACGAAAGCGGAGAATTCACCCTGGATGAACTGGCCGAAGCCATGGGCAAGGACCGCGATGAGACGCTGGACCATCTTACTGCCGATGCCAGCTACGCCTGGGGCGGCCTAGACCGGTGGGCGCCGATGAATTTCTACCTGACGGGCGAACTCTGGCCGAAACTCGACGCCGCGCAGGCGCTGCTGGCGAATGCGGCGCTTCCGCCAGGCATGCGCGAGAAAGTGGAAGCCCAGGTGAAGCGCCTGGAAGACGTGATCGACGCCAAGTCACTGGAAGACGTGGAAATCAAGGTCAATTCCGCCTTCATCCCGCTGCGCATTCTCGACGCCTGGCGCGATGCCCAGGTGGCGCAGGCGCAGGCCGATTACCCGACCTCGACGTATTACCAGGGGCTCGAACCATCCAGCGTGACGTTCGACAAGGGCGTCTATTATGTCTCGGGGGGGGTCAGTGATCCGTTGCTGACCAAGTACCTGAACCGCTCCGGCGTCAAGAAAGACGACCTGCCGCTGGTCGAGAAGATGAACGACGAGTTCAAGACCTGGCTGGCCGCATCGAAATACCGGGAAGAGGTGGAAGACCTCTACAACAGGAAGTTCAAGGGATTCGTGCCCAAGGAGTTCTCCGGCGAGCCGATAGATGTTCCCGGCCTTGCCAACCATGACAAGATTAAGGATTACCAGTGGCCCGGCCTGCGGTGGGCGCTGGCGTCCGGGAAGGGCATCATCGCGGCAGACGTTGGGCTCGGGAAAGCCCAGCCGCTCGACGCCAAGATTCTGACGCCTGCCGGCTGGAAGTTGATGGGCGATATTCAGGTTGGCGATCTGGTGATTGCTGGTGACGGGACTCCCACTGAGGTAACAGGCGTGTTCCCCCAGGGCGCGAAGGAGATTTTCCGCGTCACCTTCTCGGATGGTGCCGCAACAGAGTGCTGCGCAGAGCATCTTTGGCTGACGCAGACGCAAATCGAGAAGAACAACGCACGGCGCGGATGCGGCGATGGCGGAATTCCGAAGGTGCGGGCGCTGGCCGAAATCATGCAGACGTTGCGCTATCGTGGTAGCAGGAACCACGCGATCCCAATGATAAAAAATGTTGAATTCGCTGGGCCTGAAGTGCCGTTGCATCCCTACCTGCTGGGTGCGCTGATCGGCGACGGAAGCCTGGTTGGGTTTTCTCCGGCCATCACCAAACCTGAACAAGCCATTCTCGATGCGATTGCCGGAATGCTGCCATCAGGCATGATCGGCAAGCAGTTCGCGCCGGAAGGGAATCGTCCATCCCTTAGGCTGCGCCGCGACGTGATCGACTGCACCACCCGCAATGCGGTTGGTGCAGTCCTGGACGTGCTTGGCATGAAGGTGCATTCACCCGAGAAGTTCATTCCGGACGCCTACAAGTTCAATTCGTCTGAAGTTCGTCTCGCCGTGCTGCACGGCCTGATGGACACAGACGGCTATGTCAGCAAGAACGGCTGCGCCGTGCAATACACAAGCACCAGCCAGCGCCTTGCGGATGATGTGGTGTTCCTGGTTCAGTCGCTTGGCGGCAATGCGTGGATATCGACGAAGACGCCGACGTTCACCCACAAAGGCGAGAAGCGTACCGGGCGACTTGCCTACACAGTAGGCGTTCGCATGCCGTCAGGAGTGGTCCCGTTCCTGCATAGCCGTAAGGTCGAGCGATTCCGAGAGAGCACAAAATACCTGCCTATCAGGTACTTCGATACGATAGAGCCTGTTGGCGTGAAGCCGGCGCAGTGCATCTCTGTGGCGCATCCCTCTCGCCTCTATGTGACTGACAACTTCATCGTCACACACAACACCCTGCGCGGCCTGCTGCTGGCCCGCATGTCGAAGATCAACGGCAGCGCCAAGAAGCCGGGCATCGTGGTTCCAAAGTCGGTGCTGGCTAACTGGTATGCGGAATGCCAGAAGTGGTTCCCCAGCGCCAAGGTGCTGACCATCGGCGCCGAATTCACCATGAAGGACGGCAAGTTGACCGGCCGCGACGACAACGCCAATGAGCGCAAGCGCAAGTACCACGATCTGTCGCAGAACGATTACGACTTCGTGATCATCAGCGAGCCGGCGTTCCAGGAACTCGACCTCGACCCGATCACCAAGGAGAACTACTACAGCAAGGACTTCTGGGTGCAGCGCGGCGACAGCCTTGAGCAGGCCGGAGACAAGCGCCGCAAGCGGATCAAGGAAGCCTACGAGCAGGCCATCGCGCAGCGGGAAATCGGCAAGCGAACCGACGCCATCTATTTCAACGACATCGGCATCGACATGCTGATCGCCGATGAAATGCACCATCAGAAAAACCTCTACGCCGCCAAGACGCGCTTCGGCGAGGCGCCCAAGTTTCTTGGCGGCCAGGGCCTTTCCGACCGCTCGATGGACTTCAACCTGAAGGCGCGCTGGCTGCTCGAAAACCATGGCGGCAAGGGCATCTACGGCTTGACCGCGACGCCGACGAAGAACAGCCCGCTGGAAATCTTCAGCATGTTGTCGCACATCGCCCCGGAAGCCTTCGAGAACATCGGCATCCGCAACAGCGAGGACTTCCTTGACCGGTTCTGCGAGTTCACCAAGGACAACATCCTGAACACGCGCGGCGAAATCGAAGAGGCGCTGGTTACCTCTGGTTTCAAGAACATGGGCGAGTTGCGCGAAATCATGAAGCGGTACATCGACCGCACCACGGCCGAACAGGTTGGACTCATGCTGCCGGCGCGCGACGACCATCTCCACTTTGTCACCATGTCGCCTGCACAGGAAGCGGTCTATGCCGACTTGCGCATCCAGCTTGAGGAATCCGCCAGGGACAAGGATGCTACCGGCGACAGCCACATCTTCTCCATCATGGACAAGATGAACAAGGCCGCCCTCGACCTGGAAATCCTCGATCCGGTGGCGCACGCGGGCGAGAAGAGCCCGAAGTATGCGGCCCTGGCCAAGCATGTCGCGGAAGGATTGGCCGACGGCGGCCAGGTAGTGTTTTCCGACTACATCGACTCGCACGACAAGATCGTTGCCGCCCTGGTTGCGGCAGGAATTCCGCGCGACAAGATCGGCGTCATCAATGCGCAGGTGGCATCGTCTTCGGTCAAGCGCCAGAACATCGCCGACGCCTACAATTCCGGGAAACTCCTGGTAGTGATCGGAAACACGGCGACGATGGGCGAGGGCCTGAACCTCCAGAAAGGCACCACTGACATTCACCACGCCGACCTGCCGTGGGAGCCGGCCAGCATGCAGCAGCGCAACGGGCGCGGCCTGCGCCAGGGCAACATCAGCGAGGCGGTGCGGATTCACACCTACCTGTCGAAAGGCTCGTTCGATGGCTACCGGCACCAGGCGATTGCCGCCAAGAAGGACTGGCAAGACCTGATCTGGGGTGGCGGCGACCGGGTTGAAAACCTGTCGCGCGAGGGGAAATTCAGCCGCGAGGACATCCAGATCATGATGGCCGCCGACCCGGATGCGGCGCGCGCCAAGTTCGCGGCCGACAAGGCCCTGGCCACGGCGCAGCACGAGGCCGGAGAGCGGGTGAAGGCGGCGAGCGAATTCGTCCGCTTCCAGGAACTGAAGGCCGGGTTCAAGGCGCTCAAGAACAAGGGCACGGCGACGGCCGCGCGCCTAAAACAGAAACTCGACGCGGCGCATACCGCGCTCAAGTCGAACCGCTTCTTCACCGCCAAGGCGGCGCTCGATTCCGACGTGCCTACGGTGATCCAGCCTCAGACCGGCGAAGCCTACCATGCCGGCGTGGCCTTCCAGGCGGTCAACGATGCCGGGGTTGACGAGGGTAAGTTCGTGGTCACCGGCGTCAACGTGCGCGCCGGCACCGTGACGGTGCGCGACTATGCCGGAACCGAAAAGCACAGCGTCGACCTGGAAACCCTGCGCCACGGCATCACGCACTTCAAGTACGATCCGGAAGCGGAGGCCAAAGAGGTGGCCGCGAAGATGGAGAAGGCCGCAGCTGAAAAGGTCAACAGCCTAAAGAAGTACGAGGATGTCTACGCCATGCCGTCGAACGTGCTGACGGCCAACAAAGACGCCATCCAGCGGCAACTGTTCGAGGGTGCCCTTGGTTACAAGGTGGCGTTCCCTTACCAGACCCCCATGGTCAACAAGGCCACGGGCAAGGTCGAGATGATGAAGAGCTACGAAATCAAGGGGAAGGAAGGTACCCATGACTTCCTGCTGCCGACCGACGAGAACAAGAAGAAGGTCGAGGATGCTTGGATGGATGCGCGGCGCACGCGGACCTTCGGCATCGACTATGTGACCAGGAAGCCCGGGAAGACGGAAACCCGTGCGATGTCGAAATACCGGGATACCGGTTATGACCAGAGAGGCGTCAATCCCTATTCGCAACTGGTCAACGACCAGAACCAGGAGAAACAGAGTTACGGTGCCACCACGCCGACCATCCGCGCGCTCAAGAAGCGGTTCGAGAAGCAGCAACTGGAACGGGTGCGCCGCGCCAAGACCTTCACCGAGGCTATCCGCGAGGCCGCGCCGCTGGGCAACGTGATCAACCCGGAGAAAGGGCATGGTGCCGGAGTGCGCTGGAATCGCCGCGCGCTGGCGATCCTGTGGGCGAAGGCGAGGCATGACGGGGTTCTGGGGCGTGAGATGAAGTCGCTGGTCCCGAAGGCGCCCGAGTCGAGATACGATTCCGGCCTGCACGATGCCTATGCCTATCACCACACCCAGGACATGAGCGTCCACAACGCCCTCTACCGCATGGCCGTGGAATCCGGCCAGCGTGATCTGGCGGTGGCCATGGCGAAGGCGGCTGAGAAGCATCACCCGGAAGGCAATGCGCGTGAGGCGCTGGCGGCGATGTCGCGGGGATGGGGCCATACGGCTGCGGAACTGCGGGCCATGCTCAAGGTGGCGGAGAAGTCAGGAGATGCCGACATGACCATGGCCGCGCTTGGATTAACCCACAATGGCCTGCTGCAAGATTACCGGTATTCTGGAAATTCAAACCGCACGGTTCGAGACGTGATCGAGGAAAGCCTGAATATCGCCGAGAAGCGCGAGGCCGAAGGCGCCTCCAAAAGCAAGGAGGCCGCATGATCTCCCCCAACAAGTTCGCCGCCTCAACCCTGCAACTGTTGCAGCAGGACCCCCGCCGCTACCGCAACTTCGGCGTGTACTGGTTCTTCGTCAAGGCGCTCCTGAAACGCTACTATACCCGCTACAGCCTGCACCTGCTGGGCGAGTACATGGACCCCGACTGCATGGCCAGGATGCCGGAACATGCCACGCTCGATTCCGCCATCGAGGCAGCCGTCGCCGAGTACGGCCAGAACGCCGCCTACAACCTGACCCGCGCCGAGGTTGAAGACCCGGTGGGCGGCGGGGTGTTCCTGCTGCATGACGAGGATGCCGGATAGCGTCGTGACGGCATCATGATGGCTGCGTTGCGTCTCGCCAAAGATAGCTCCATCCCTCAATTACTGGAGCCGGACATGAAAAACGCATTCGCCTGAACCTGTAAGCAATCCTTACAAGTTGAAGAAGCCCGGCCCCGCGCTGGGCTTTTTGCATCGTGACGCCATCATAGCACCATGAGTACCTCATCCAGAATCCTGTTTTGCGGGAAGGGTATGGCCAAGTCCATCACCCTGATCATGCCGTCCGGCAACGCCTACGACCTGGAGGCCGGGCAGTTCACATTTGGCGTAGATGCGCTGATCAAGTCATTGGAGCCATGCCATGATTACCCTGAACGGCAAGGAATGCTTCCCTATTCTGGAAACGGCGAAAGCAAGGTACCAGATTTCAAGGATATGCACAGGGAAGGTCTGGCGGCCACTCTCAATAAGGCGCTTGGAGCCGGCGAGAGGTGGATAACTGTACATGCGGGAGGCGACAAGGAATCCAAGGGAACTCCGGTACTGGTCCGAGAAACGCACAGCGGCAGCGGCGTATACCACGTCATCGGCGGGGCCGGCGGGAAGCTCAACTACCTCAAGCTGAAGAACGTCAAGAGCGCAGACCAGTACCGCCAGGAGGCGGCGGAAGGGCGCAATGCCAAGAAGGAACAGACTAAGCGCGACAAGGAACTTGGCATCTACGAGCAGAAAAAGGCCGTCCATGACCAGGTGAAGGCCCAGGTCACGGCGGCGGAGCGCGAGTACATCAAGACCGTGGCAGAGGCGATGGGCTGGGAAGGGGCGCAGTACGACCCGGATACCGCGTCGAACCTGTCCGACGCGGCACAGAAGAAAGCCTACGAGAACCATCATCGCGCGTGGCTGAAGAAGGCCACCGAGGCGGTCGACCTGCAGAGACAGCGCCTGCTTGCCGATGCCGATGCCCGCGAGGAAGCCTTCAGCGGAGAGGTGCCGTTGGAGACGCCGGATACCGAGGTCATATCGACGCAGGACATGGACCCGGTGCGCCCCGATACAGGCCCCGGCTTTGCGGTCTACTTCAAGGGCGAGGCCGCCAAGCATGGCGCCACGCCGGAAGCGGTCAAGGAAGAGAAGAAGGAAATCCAGGGCGAGGATTTCAAGCCGCGCTCGAATGAGAAGCGCCGGGCCGCGGCGGCGCGGATCGCCGAAGAACTGAAGACCATGCGCGACCCTGCGCCGAAAGATGCCGAGGCCAAGTTGATCGACGCAAAGAAGGCGATGGAACTGCTCAAGGCCGAGAAGAAGCTGAAGGCGGTTCACGCCAAGGCGCGCGAGGCCAACAAGCACATCGGCAAGGCGGTCGAGCCCAAGGGCGTCTATATCCTGGAGGCCGATGCGGCGGACCTCGACGAAAAGGTCAAGTCGGAACTGGAGGCCGACCTGAAGACGGTGGCGACGCGCGGCTTCCTGGATGAAGTCGGAAAGCAGGCAGGGGGCGACCCGAAGAAGGCCATCGGCCGGCATCTAGGCATTGGCGCCAACAACGCCTTCAACGCGGTGGCGCTGACGGCGTCCGGGGCCGGGCTGATCGACCGTATGACTGTGGATGTGCTGGGCGTGGCCGGGGCGGCGCAGGTGCTCGCGCGCCGGCTGCAATCCGACCTGACTGCCGATGAGTTTGCCGACCTCCGAGATGGCCTCCAGACCTACCACGTCGAGCACTATATGAAAGCGACCGACGCGGCAGTGAAAGAGGCGATGCAGTGGAAGGCCGTGGCGCAGGGAATCGAACTGGAAGCCGCCGGCAACGGCGCCGACCTGACGCGCATGCGCGAATTGAACCAGAAGCGCATGGAAGCGGTCGACGCGGCCACCCGAATCCTCGGGCAGACCTTGGGCGAAATGGAAGCCAACGCCGCACTGGTCATGGCCATGAAACAGGGCAAGAAAGACAAGATCGAGGTGTCACTTGGTAACGTATCCCTGGAAGACGCAATTACCCGTGCTCGCGCTATCGGGTTGGACCGTGGCGACTACACCATCAACTCCGTCGGCAGCGAAAGATTCCTAACCGTTGCTGGAACTGGCATGGATCGGCTGGCCAAGCCGATTGCGCGGGAAGACCAGGCGCGGATCAGGAGTAACCTGGACATCATGGAAGGCAGAGAGGACGAAGACGGCTGGCTCCCGAAGGGGGTCGCCAACAGGCCAGACCTGGCGACCAACATCCAGCCCGGCATCTCGCCGCGTCTGGCGCAATCGTTCGATCCCTCCTATGTAGGATTGGCCCGTGGGCTACGCGATTACATCGGCGGGCGCACGGCGGACGGCGACGCGCCGGCCGACATCGTAGCCGACCTGCTCTCGCAGGACATGATCGAGAAGTCTGGCGACCGCGAAGGCTACATGGCAGCCCTGGAAGAACTCGTCCCGCTCAAGGATGGCGATGGCAAGTTGCTGCGCGCCGAGACGCACCAGGCCGCCTTTGAGAAGATGGCTGACGATTTTGTTGATTCGCGTTATGGCGGCAAGGTGTCACCGCTGCATCGCCAGAATTTCACGACCGACCAGAAATCTGTCGACGCGCTGCACCGCGCCCTGTCGGAAGAGCCGGCCGGCGTGCTGGCCTATCAGCCGGTGGGCGACCTGGGCGCCGTAGGGCAGAAAGCCCTACGCGACTACTGGTGGGCCAACGTCGGCAAGAAGGATGCGAAGGCGGCCGGACTGCGGCAGGAACTCGTCGAGCACGAACGCAACGAGCCGGAGAAGGAGAGCGTCGATATGTTCGGCGAGACCTCCATCAACCCGGCATGGCAATCCTGGAAACAGGAGCGCGACCAGAAAGCCGAGGCGCTGAATGCCGCCGGCCTGGACTGGAACAAGTACTCCACCATCATGGGTGGCCCGGCCAAGGCTTACCAGGCGGTGCAGGACATGGTGCGCGGCCGGGTGGCGCAGCAGTTCCACAATGCCTACAACACGCTCAATCCCGGCGCCCCGTTGAAGCTGGGCCGCACGGTGATCGCCGGGAACCTCAACCACTTGGATGCGGTCGACCCGGCGGCGCGCGAGGCGCGCATCCAGGAACAGCGGAAACTGGTCGATTCTCTGCGCGAGCGCGTGGCTGGAAAGTACGCCAGCGGCGCGGTGTCAGACAAGCTGATGGCGGCGCGCGACCAGAAAGAGGCGGCGGCGCAGTCGCAGATGGGATTCTTCTCGACCGAGCCGGAGCCGGAGAAGGAAACCCCGCTCCAGGCCGATCAGCGGCACACGCTTGGGCAGGCGGCGGAGCAACACTTGGCGGCCATGATGTCGGCGGTCGGGAAGAACTTCAAGCCCGGCGAGCCGACTCGGCTCTGGCAGCCGTCGATGTCAGGGAGGTACGTCAACCAGCAGCGCGCCGTGAAGCTGCTGGAGAAGAACAAGCGCATGGTGCTACCGCAAGGTGTGGGAAGCGGCAAAACTTTGATCATGCTGGGTGGATTCGCGCACCTGCATGAAACTGGCAAGGCGAAGCGCGGCCTGTTCGTGGTCCCGTCCATCGTGCAGGGCCAGTTCTCCGGCGAGGCCCTGCGCTATCTGGACCCGAACGCCAACGGCGGCAAGGGCTTCAAGTGGCACATCGAGCCCGGCGCCAGCCGCGAGGAACGCATCAAGGCGTACCAAGATCCCGACACGCACTTCAGCGTCGTCACGCATCAAGGCTTCCGCGACGACATGGTTCACCTGGGCGCCAAGCAGGCCGGAATCGATGAAGCGGCGATGGCCGAGAAGATCAACGGCATGGATTCGGGCGCGCGCAAGGAATGGATGCGCGGGGTGATGGACAAGGCTGGCATGAATCATGACTTCCTGGCGGTAGACGAAGGCCATGACCTGTTGAACAGGGCCGGCAAGGAAAACTCGCTGCTGGCCAACGTGGTCGATTCGGTCGCGCACAACACGCCATATTACGTCAATGCGTCGGCCGACCCTGTGAAGAACGACCCGTCAGAACTGTTTAGCCTTCTGCAAAAGATCGACCCGGTGCGCTACCACGACCCGAAAGCCTTCATGCGCAAGTACGGGGTGGATATGCCGGCCGCGAAGGATGAATTGCGCCGCGAACTGGCCCGCTACTTCTACCCCGGCAAAATCGAGTCCGGCGTCAAGGTCACGCGACGGGTCGAGAACGTAAAGCTCAACGCCGACCAAGAGACGGCGAGCAAGGCGGTTGAGTCGAACCTGGCGCGCGCTCGGCTGGCGCGCATGCGCGGCCAGGTAGATGTCGATGCCGTGAAAGCCTTGTCCCCGTCCTCGTTCGTGGGTGTCGACCCGGCGCGGCATGCGGAAGTGGCGAAGAAGCTGCAAACAAATCTGGATATTCTCAAGGAAACCGCGTATCGCCGCGCCATCAACGGGCACGCCAACGGCGCAAAGCAGGAAGCCGTCTCGCGCCTGGCTAACGAGCGGCGCGGCAAGCCGGGTGTGGTGTTCGCGCACGGCCTCAATGAAGTGGCCACGATTGCCGATCGTCTGCGCAAGGAAGGGCATCGCGTGGTGGTGATTACCGGTTCCGACTCGGCGAAGGAAAAATTCCACAAGAAGCGCATGTTCAACCCGGAGAATGGGGAGGCGGAAGCCGATATTCTGGTGGCCTCTGATGCCGGCGCCGTCGGCCTCAACGCGCAGCGCGGGCAATGGCTGGTGCAGTACGATTGCCCTGTCACCGCGAAGACGTTCCACCAAAGAAATGGCCGCATCAACCGCCTGGGGCAGAAGAACGACGTGGAGTTGATCGACCTGGTGGCCGATCACCCGAGCGAGCGCCGAGCCCGCGACCGCTTGCTGAAGAAGGATGAACTGCGCGGCATCCTGACGACGCCGCTGGAGGGGTTGGACGATACCGGGCTGGCGGCGCATATCGCGCGCGCCAGGATGGAACGGGAAGAAAAGGGGCTGTTCTGATGCGTGTGTTGTTCCTCAAGGCGGTAGACCGCCACGACCAGGCCACCGGTGACTTGTTCCAGCAGATGATCAGCCACGTCGGCTATGTCGACGAGAACGGGGGCTCCCGCCGGTCGCATGTGCAGCGGCATCTTGTTGCGCAAGACGAAGTGTCTGCGACGCCTGCTGCCATCGCGCTGGATGCGGTCGACATCCAGGCGCCTGCTGTGATCGAAGCCTGGATGTCGGAAGGAAAGTTCGCCCGTCTGCAAGAAAAAGTCGATACGCTGAACAAGAATGCGTACAAGATCACCAACAAAGCCGAGGCGCAACCACTGACCAAATCCTTTCGGATACCGTTTCTGAGGGCAGCATGAACGATACCACCCAGCATACATCCGCCCTGCGCGTCCAGCTTGTAAAACTGGCAGGCATGCGCGCCCGATCGGAACAGGCCGAGAAGAACATCCAGACCGCCGCCGGCAAGCGCCTAGAAGCCGTGGAAGCCGACATCAAGGCGCTGCGACCGCGAGTATTCCTGGACGATGGCGCAGCCAGGCAGTACGATGGCCTGACGCTGGAGCGCGGGCGACTGCAACGGATATTGATGGGAGATAAGGCATGATTTACCCGTTCCTCAAAGCACGCGACCGTCACGACAACCTGCCGGGGGAGCTGTTTGGTGACGGGCAGCAGCGGATTCTGTTCACCTAGCCCACTCCAGTGAAAGGCTACACTGACAAGAACGGCCGCGATGTGCCGGCGCACACGGCGAATATTGAGCATGCTGCAACTGAGCCGCATAAACCATCCGCAGTGCGCGAGACGAAAAAAACCCACTCCAACCGCCGCCGTATTCGAACAGTTCCTGGTGATGGTGTCCCGTTTCGAGAAGGAACTCGAAAAACAGGAAAGCTATACGCATCGTGGCCGTATGTTCCGAGCGATGTCGTCAGAACGAGAGCCCGTTCATGTCAGGACCAAACGACGAAAGGTTGTTCATCCGCAATGGACGCGACGTGTGGTGGAAGAAGATCGGTGCGGTCATATCCGACATGAAGTATGCCGACAAATACCGCTTCTTCCCAGGCGCAGCGGAGATGCTGTTCGAGGCGGCGAAGGGATTGCCTGGGGAGTATTACACACAGCCCGGACCGCGATACCAGGAAAACACTCTGGTGATAGTCGGAAACGGGAGCGCGCCATCTGAAGATGTGGTTTCGTACAGAAAGCAGCAACAGGAACAACTGCGCACGGATTACGAAAGGATGGAGGTCGAGCAAATCGCAGCCGATGCCTTGCGCGCCAAGGAGAAGGAAGCCGAAGACGCCAGGAAGGCGGCATGAACTGTCCCAAGTGCGGAACCAACCTATTGCGCGAGTCGCGAGGCGGAGAAACCATGATTCGCACGTCCGGACTAGTGCTAAAGGCCGCGTCGCTGGTCGCCATCTGCCCGCATTGCAAGGGCGACGTGCCATTCAGCCAGACCATGGCGAAGGCGGTGCAGGACAAGACGGTTCTGTTCTTCCTGAAGTCGTGACGCTAGATTAGCGTCACCTCGTAGAGAGGGCCATTTAGGGCCGCCAAGACGTAGCGCAATGCTACGCGATGACGGCCAATTTTTTTGGGTGTCGAATGTACGGTTATGCGGGAAGTGGAGTGAGCGGATACGTCGCGCAGCAATGCGACGACGAACTGCTGTGCGCCGTTCCCGAGTTCATTAGCCTGGGTGGTCTGCTCAAGGCGACGCCGGCCAGCGAGGGCGAGGATCGGGTACTGTACTTTGAGGCCAGCAACGAAGACCTGGACCACCAGAACGAAGTCATCCTGCAAAGGGCGCTGGCGGAGAGCGCCGGCTACTACCTGCGCCACGGCAACATCGACCTGTCGCACTACTCCATCCTCGGGCCGAAATCAGGCATCGAGAATTTCATGGAGTACGAAATCGGGAAGCCGGTCGATGTGCGCATGGAGGGGCCGCGCACGTTCGTCAAGGCGTTGCTCTATCGCGGCGATTCGCCGATGGCGAAGAACGCCGACATGGTGTGGAAATCGCTCACCGCGCAGTCGCCGCCGTCGCGCTGGTATCCCAGTGTCGGCGGTTCGGTGCTGGGCAAGTCGATCAAGCTGGACCCAGATACCGGCGCCAAGGTGGCGGTGATTGACAAGGTGCGCTGGAACAACGTCGCGCTGGACCGCTGCCCGGTCAACAAGACCGTGCCGGAGGTTTCCACCAGGGCGGAAGGCGTGTTCGCCAAGAGCCTGAACGGTTTCGTGGTCAAGGCGCTTCAGGCCGGCTACGGCACTGACATGGGCACATTGACCGGCGGCGCCGCGCTGGGCGTGCAGTCCCTGGACCGAAAAATCAAGCAAACCATCCCTGGCGGCTACTGGGATTTCCGGGAGCGCCTGGCCGGAGACATCAAGACCGGCCGCGTCAAATCCATGAACGCGCGCGGGCTGGTCTCGCACGTGGTCGGAGAATACGGCGTGGACGAGTCCACCGCCGCCGAATGGGTCGAAGCGTTCCTGCGCGGCCTGCAAACCAACCTGAAGAGGAAACCGCAATGAGCGCATACGCCGAATTGCTGAAAGAACTGCAAGACATGGAAACGCTGGCGAAAGCCATGCCGAACGAGGGGGCCGACGACGCCAAGATCAAGGCCGCTGCCGCTGCCGGTGAGGCTGGCGAGGCCGATGGCGACGAGGAAACCGACGAAGAGCGCGAGGAGCGCGAGGAGCGTGAAGCCCGCGAGGACGAAGAAGGTAAAGACGAAGGCGACCCGATGGGCAAGTCCTTCACCGCCACCATCAACGGCGAGGAAGTCGAAGCAATCGACGGCACCGCCCTGGTGAAGGCGCTCATGGGCCGGATCGACGAATCCGAATCCGACCTGGCGAAAGCCCTGGGCGCGGCCGTCAGCATGCTTAAGTCCACCTCGGCCACCGTGACCAAGCAAGCCAAGGAAATCTCGCTGCTCAAGTCTCAGGTTGCCGCCATCGGCAGTCAGGGCGCCGGGCGCAAGACCACGTTGTCGATCTCCGACAAGGCTGTTGCCGGCGTGGCCGACAAGGCTCCCTCCCTGACCGCCGAAGCCATCATGGCGAAGGCGTATGCCGCCGCAGACAAGGGCAGGATCACCTGGCGCGAAGCCGCGCTGGTGGATGGTGCCCTGCGTGCCCAGCAAGTCCCGGATAGCGGTCTGCTGTCCAAAATCATGCAGTAACCCAGCAAATCCGAGAGAGAGGAAACCAAGATGAACCTGCAACGACTGATGCAACAATTCTCTGGCATGACTGCCGGCGGCGCACCCGCCCTGGGCGGATCAACTGGCGGCGCCCTTGATCAACTGGCCGACCTGCAAAAGGCGTTGACCGCGAGCAACTACCAGACCGACGTGGCGACCCTGACCGGTGGCGGCGCGCTCGGCGTGCAGTCCCTTGATACCGTGATGAAAGCCACGGTGCAGGAGGAAGAGCACTTCGTTCTGTTCAAGCAACTGGGCACGACCAACGCGACCAATATCGTCGACGAGTACATGCGTCAAACCAACGTCGGCGGCGCCCCCGGTGGCTCCTTCAACTCCCAGATGGGCGTGGTTCGGGCAGCGCAGGGCGAGTACAGCCGCGAAGTTGGCATGGTAAAGTTCCTGATGACCATGCGCCAGGTCGGCATGGTGCTGGACATCAGCAACAACGCTGCAAACCCCATGACCCTGGAAGAAATGAACGGCGCCAAGCAGCTCATGACCGATGCTGAATACGCGTTGTTCTACGGCAACTCGGCGGCCTGCCCGGTCGAGTTTGACGGCATCTTCAAGCAGATCGACGACAGTATCGCGGCCGGCGAATCCAGCCCCGAGCACGTCTACAACATGGATGGCGTCCCGCTGACCGACGTGGCGGCGATCAGCGCCATCAACGCCGCCGTGTTCGACTACGGCTCCTGGGGCAACGTGACCGACATCTACCTGCCGACCGCCGTGCAGACCGACATCAACCTCGGTCTGGACCCTGCCTTCCGCTGGTCCCCGCAGGGTGGCAATACCCCGATGGTTGGCGCTCATGTCGACAAGATTCGCCTGACCAACGGCGTGCTGAATACGCACATCGACACCTTCATGCACCACGGCGATTTCCTGATGGCCAAGCCATACCAGGTCACCTTCCCCGCCACTGCTGTCGCCAATGCCGCTTTCAAGCCGGCCAGCGTGACCGTGGCAACCGCGTCCGATCCCGCCTCCAAGTTCACCGCGCCCCGCGCCGGAAACTACTACTGGGGCGTGGCCGGAATCGGCCCGACCGGTGAAGGCCAGTCTGAAATCGCCCTGACTTCGCAGACGGCCGTGGCCTCCGGCGAGAAGGCGACGCTGACTATCACCAAGTCGGTTGGCGGCACCGAAACCGGCTACGCCATCTATCGCAGCCGCAAGGGTGGCACAAACACCCCGTCCGACATGCGCCTGGTGAAAGTGATCGCCAAGAGTGGCGCCACTACAACCCATGTCGACCTGAACCTGGACATCCCCGGAACCTGCGCGGTTCCGCTGCTGAATATGAAGCCCAGCGCGGACGCGATTGGCTGGCGCCAGTTCATGCCGATGACCAAGATCCCGCTGCCGTTCGGTATCGGCGGCATGCCGGTGTACTCCTGGTTCCAGTTCCTGTCCGGCTACCTGCGGATGACGAAGCCCAAGCACCACGGCTACATCAAGAACATCCTGCCGTCGACCGCGTCCTGGCAGCCGTTCGGCTGATCCGGTATCGAATAGAGCCCGTGGGCAGGCGACTGCCCACGGCTTATCGAATGTTTTGAGGGCACGAAAATGGCGAAAGTCAGGTGCGATCTACAAAATGCCTCTGAAAAAATCAGTGGCTACCAATTCTCTCCGGGCATCGGCGGCGGGATGGTTTCCGAAGACCTTCCCGATGAGGCGGCCGCCCGGTTTGCGAGCATTCCGGGTTATGTGCTGATCGATGAAGCAACCGAACCGCAGGTTGTATCGGAACAGGTTGCCACCCCGGACCATGGCCCGACGCAAGAAGATGTCGGATCGCCCGCAGATGATCCTGTCGCCACAAAAACCCAAGGCAAGCGCGCTGCAAAAGCCGGCGCCACCACTGAAGAGGTCGAAAAATGAGCCGTTCTATTAACACCCTGAAGGCCATGCTGAACAAGATGGCCCCTGCTGCAAAATTAACCAAGCTCGGCGATGTAATCAATGATCTGATCACCGCCGTAAACTCGCTGTGTTTCGGCGTCATCACCGCCGCCACGCTGTGCATCAAGGCGGGCGGTTCCGCCGTGGTCAAGTCCAGTACGGCCATTATTTGCCGCGTAAACGGCCTTACGGTGACCAAGACGGCAGACACCGACATGGCTGCATTGGTTGGTACGCTGGCGACACTGAAGTACGCTGCCTGGGCGTTCTACGTCGATAGCGCAGGAACCATGACGACCAGCGCCAAGACGGCTGATTCGACCAGCTCCGCCGCCGCCATTGCGCTGCTGCCGGCGGTACCGGCCGGCAAACTGCAAGTCGGCTATATCGTGGTCTACAACGGCACGGCTGCCGATTTCGTTGGCGGTACGACCGCGCTGGATGCCGCCTTGCTGGTTGTCACCTACGTCAATACACCGGTCAGCCCGTTGTATGACAACACGTTCACCACGGCCATGCCGATTGCCAACCTGTCCGAACGCTGAATGCTTGATCTGAAGTTGTTGTAACGGTGGCGCGGGCGATCCTCACGCCACCCTCCCAATTCCGCACGAGTGGCCTATGAGCATATTCGATACGCCTGCCGTTGAAGCCGAAGCCCTGCGTGCAAATCGACTGGTTCTGGTCTCGCGCAGCTATCTGGCTGGACTGGATTTGCTGGACGATGATTACCTGTTCAGCAAGCTGAAAACCGCCGCCGCGCTGCTCGAACGCAAATTGCGTGTATTCCTGGAGCCGGTGGAGATGTTGCCGACAGGCGCCTCGCAAGCGGAAATGGATGCGTTCGACCTGGGCGGCACGCGCTGGTCCGAGGACCCAGGTTATGACATGACGCCGGAGCATTTCGACAACAACCACTGGGGGTTCATCGCATTGCGGCAAAAGCCGTTGATTGCCGTGCATTCCATGCAGTTCGTCTACCCGGTGATGCAGAGCGTGTTCGAGGTGCCGGTCGACTGGTTCAGGATTGACCGAAAGCATGGGCATGTCAACCTGGTCCCAACCAATGCGCACGCAGTCGCCCCGCTGTCGGCCATCATGATGAACTTCATGAACGGGCGCTCAGTGCCGCTCATGGTCCAGGTGCGTTACCGCGCCGGCCTGAGTAATCTGAAAACCGATTACCCGGATGTCTGGGACGTGCTACAGAAGATGGCTGTGCTGTCCATGATCGAGGATTCCTTCCCGGCGCAGTCGATGAGCCAGTCCATTGATGGCATGAGCCAGACGAATTCGGTTGACGTGGAAAAGCTGGGTGCTTCCATCGACGCCAAGGTCGACGCCATCCGGCAATCGCTGCATGGCATTCGTGCTGGGGTCTGCTGATGCTGTCCGGCGCCCGCTTTGATGCGATGCTGAACGAGATGGGGCAGCAAGTGTCATGGCGCCGCGCCTATGACTGCCCCTGCCGCGATACTCACTCCGGCGCCGCCAAGCAAAATTGCCCGTCATGCCACGGCACCGGCATTACCTGGGGCGAGGAAATTATCGGTACCGTCGCTGTTGCCGGCCAGAAGGTGCAGCAGCAATGGGCCAAGCTGGGCATGTACGAAAGCGGCGACCAGGTGCTGTCGCTGCCGTCGGATTCCCCTGTTTACTGGGCTGGCGGCTTCGACCGTCTGATCATGGCGCAGTCGTCGACGCCTTTCTCGCGCACGCTGGTACACGAACCTATCGACCGACTATCAATCCTGGTTGAATTGATAGAACGTGTGTTCTGGCTGGATGCGGATGGCGCGATTGTCGAGGGGGGAATTCCGGAAGTGGCTGCCGGCGATGGCGCGCTGACCTGGGCCAGCGGCGAGCCGCCCATCGGCACCCAATACAGCATCACCGGCCGCCGCATGCCGGAATACTTCGTGTTCCAGGACTTCCCGCAGGATCGCGCCCACTTCGGCGGATCGGTCTTCCCGCGCCGGGTTGTGGTTCGCCTGATGGACCTGTTCGGCCGCTGACGATGCCACGATTCCCTGTTTCAATCACCCTCAACATCCCGATGTCGCTACTTCCGCTGCGAGCGGAAGACCTCCCCAATCTGTCCAGTGCGGTCGAGGGCGTTGCTGCGCACGCGCAAGGCATGTGGCGAGGGTATGCGGGTGGTTCGCCGCTTCCGGACGGATCTACCATCCAGGCGCGCAGCGGGCGATACCTGGATTCCATCCAGATTCTCAGGACCGGTCCGTTCTCGGCGGAAACATACAGCGATTTGCCCTACGCCAGGATCATCGAAGAAGGCGCACCGGCGCGCGACCTGAAGAAGATGCTCGACACCTCAATGAAGGTGCGGATGAGCAAGCAGGGTAAACGCTACCTGATCGTGCCGTTCCGCTGGGGAATACCGGGAACCAAGACCTTCGGCAGAAACGTGATGCCGGAGGCGGTTCATGAATTCGCCAAGGCGATGGACCCGTCTCGGGTAATAGGCATCGGAACGCGCGAGTCGGGAAACGGATCATGGGACGTAAATACCCGCGCGCCGATGCGGGTCGCGCAGCGCGTTTACATGTGGGGTGGGCGGCTCAAGGAAGCGCAGGTCAACCAGGCCGGCGTGTTCGGAACTGCGGCGAAACGCATGGCCGGCATGGTCAAGTTCCAGAACCCGGGCGAAGGATCTAGGCATACTCAGTACCTGACCTTCCGGGTCATGGTAGAGGGCGGCCGCGGCTGGATCGCTTCGGCCATCGCCGGGAAACATCCCGCGCGGACCGTGGCCGACAAGATGCGCCCGGTCGCGGAAAAAATATTTTCCGAAGCCCTCGCTGCCGATGTGCGAGCGGCAATGGGGCAGACATGAGCATCACCCTGCAACCTCTCATGGCCGGCAACGCGCTGCGTGTGTTCGTCACCCGCCCTACCGGAACGCTTATTTCACGCATTCTGCGCCGTGATACCGACGCCTTCACTGGGCACGACGATGCCGGCGCGCTCCTGGTGCATTCTGGCCTGGAGCATGCTGTTCTCGATGTGTCCGGCCTGGTCAACGGGGCCACCTACTTCTACCGTGTCTACCACTGGGATGGCGCGGCCTGGTCCGATGGCGGCGTGGTATCCGGGGAGCCGGTGGCGTCCTATGACGACGGCGCCACCGATGTGCTGGTCCTGCTACGCGACCGCCTGATCGCCGGGCTAGCCGTCGAGGTGGCCGCCGGCCGCCTGGCGCACAGCAAAGGGGTTATTCCGGTGCGCACCGCTCCGCCCCAGGACAAGGACGAGACGCTACCTATCGTGACGTTACAGTTGTCGTCAGATTCGCAGGCTGATCGGGCTGTCGGGGAAGATTTGATGGGCTACGAAGACGGCGAAACGGAAGGCTGGTTATCTGCCGTCCGCATTGAGTTGATGGGCTGGTCGCTCAACCCGGATGAACGGAACGAGTTGCGCCGCGCGCTGAAGCGGATCGTGCTGGCCAACCTGGCGGTATTCGATGCAGCGGGTGTGGTTCAGGTCAATTTCAGCCAGAACGACACCGAGGACTTCAGCACCTACGCCGCGCCGATGTATCAGACGATGGGTGATTTCACCTGCCTGGCGCCGAGTTACGTGACAGGTGGCGATTATGCGGTCATTGCCGATATCCCGGTGGTGGCTATTTCGATCAATCCGTAATAGGAGAGCAGCATGAATGAAACAGAGGCGCCGATGGATGCCAGCGAACCCCTTACCCTGGATGAATTCTGTGCGCGCCTGTCGAAGTCGGACAAGCGCGTCGAACTGATCGGCGGCTTCCATGCCGACGCCAAGAAACGCGGACAGAACAAGGATTTCGACGTGGGTTTTCTCCGCGCGTTCGAGTCCTATGCTAGCCGCCCTGTGACCTGATCGGGAGCATGACATGAGCGTTTTCTTCAACGGCCGTCTGTTGGTTTCGCCGGCAACCGCTTCGCTGGTGGACGATTCCGCCATGCGCAACAAAAACCTGACCGTGGCCAATGTGCTCGCACTGGTCGGCACGTCGGAAGGCGGCGCTCCGAATACCGCGCTGCGCTTCGGCTCCCCGAGCGAGGCCCGCGCCATGTTGCGCAGCGGCCCGCTGCTGGATGCCGTTGAGCGCGCGTTCGACCCGTCGCCCCAGACCTATGCGCCATCGACCGTCATGGCCGTGCGGGTCAACCCTGCGGTGCAGGCCGCGCTGATGCTGAAGGCCGGCGTCACCAACATCATCAATCTGAAATCCACCGATTACGGCCTCTGGACCAATCAGATCAAGGTCAAGGTCGAGACCGCGACCAACAAGGGCAAACGCCTGAGCACACAAGTCGGCAATGACTACTACAGCCAGGACGATGTATACCGCGACGCCTTCAGCATCGTCTATGGCGGCGCCGAAGCCACCGCGCGCATGTCGATCACAGGCACCACGCTGACGCTGGAAGCGCCCAACGCGACCGCCGTCGCCACGATTGACCTGGCCACCTACAACACGGTGACCAAACTGGTCGACCGCATCAATGCCGTGCCAGGCTTCACCGGCGTCGTGCTGGATGGCAACGACGAGAAGGCGACACTGAACGCGCTCGATTACGTGACCAACGTTGACGTGAAGACCGCCACCATCACGGCGACCGCCAACCTGCAAGCCATTGTCGACTGGTTCAACGGCTACGGCGAGGGCTACGTGACCGCCACCCGCCAGGACGCTGTCGGCGTCGTGCCGGATAACGTCGCTTGGACCTACCTGTCCTCTGGCAGCAATGGCACCACGACCTCGGTCGAATGGGCCGCTGCATTCACCACGCTGCAAAGCGAGGATGTGCAGTGGCTGGTGCCGCTGACCTCCGACCCCAGCATTCATGCCCAGGCAGTTACCCATTGCAGCTTCATGAGTAATGTCGCGCGCATGGAGCGGCGCTGCCTGGTTGGCGGCGCGGAGGGTCAGACCATCGCCGAAGCGGTGGATGCCGCCAAGGCGCTGAACAGCGACCGCGCCAGTCAATGCTTCCCCGGTTTCTGGGATTACAACCATGCCGGCGTGCTGACGCTGTATCCGAGCTACATGACGGCAGCCCTGGTCGCGGCTGCCTTCGCAGGGTCCAACCCCGGTACCGCGCTGACCAACAAGGCGCTGAAAGTGCGCGGCCTGGAAAGAAAGCTACGCAACCCGACCGATACCGATGTGCTGATCGAAGGTGGCGTGCTGTGCGTCGAAGAAACCGCGCGCGGCTACAAGGTAGTCAAATCGATCAGCACCTGGCTGGTGAATGACAACTACAACCGCGTCGAGGTCTCCGCCGGCTTCGCTGTCGATTACACCGCCCGCACCGTGCGCAACGCCGTCGACGATCTGCGCGGCGCCAAGGGCGCGCCACTGACCCTGGCCGAGGCCGCCAGCCGAACCGAAACCGCGCTGCGCGAACTGGCGCGGCCGGAACCGATGGGGCCGGGCGTGCTGGCCGGGGATGCCGAGAACCCAGCCTATCGCAATATCCAGGTCAGTCTGTATGGCGATGTGATGCGGATCGAATTCGAATGTAGCCCTGTTATCCCGATCAACAACATTTTGATGGTTTTGCACGCCGTACTGTACTCCGGTTCTGTTTCGGTATGATACGGTATCCCATAGAAACCAACTGAGGAAAAGCCAATGTCCACCACCAGAGTCAATGTACGCAGCGCCAATAGGGCGATCATCCTTCTTGATGGCGTCAGGGTCGCGCTGGCCAAGTCGCTGCGCGCCAGCGACGATTACGGCCATAGCCCGGAATACGGCGTCGGCGATATCCATGCCCAGGAAATCGTCCCTACCGCCGCGCGCCATACCATCTCGCTCACCCAGACAGCGGTCAAGACCCAGGCGCTGCGCAGCCTGGGCATCTTCGCCGAGAACGGCGACGACGTTCTGCAAGGTCGTGAGTTCGACATTTTGGAGCAGGATAAGGACACAGGCGATGTGCTGCGCAAGTACATCGGCTGCGTCTATACCAGCGGCGACCACTCGCTCGACGCCAACCAGGTTGTACGCGGCACGGCGCAGTTCATGTGCCGAGACGTTCAAGGCGTGGGGCTGTAACCATGCCGGCCGGCGCAAAGGGCTACGCCTGGGAGATTGTGATCTGGATAGACCAGGGGTTCAGCGTGCTCACGGGCGGCTACGCCGACGAAACCTTCTCGGCGCGCTGTCACCGTCGGCGTGGAAACAGCGTGGTCATGGACGCAGCCAGGCGCCTGCTCAACATGGCGTTCTTTTGGCAGGACAACCACTGCCGCCTCGCGTTCGAGAATGAAAAGGCGCGGCGCGATATGCCTCCCGAATACAGGAGAAACACATGAAAACAGCGAAGTCGTACAGAATCTTGACGTTCGCGTTGATCCCGCTTCTAGTTGTGGCTTGGTACTTTGTCACAGACCCAGACGGCGGCCGGCAACTCGAAATGCAGCTGCAGACGCTCGCCGGGATATTCTCGGCCGCCGTGGCGACCTACCTCATCCGCAAGGCACTCATGCCGGGCGACAGCCGGGAAGCATGGGATCGCGCCATGCTTGGCAACGTGGGGGCCGCTATAGCCTGGGCGGCGATGGCTCTGCTGACGGCCATCCTGTTTCTGGCCATTGCGCCGAGGGCGATTGCATCGGACTACCGGCCCGTGTTGCCGGGCAATGCTGCTAAAGACCTCCCCGTGCTGGCCGATGAAATCGGCCTACTCTGGCCCGACCTCACAATGGCATCCGTACTCGCGGCCCAGGTCGAACAGGAGTCAGGTTGGAAGCCATCTGCCAGGCTCAAGACAGAACGCGAAGAAGGAGCCGGCTATGGGCAGTTCACCCGATCATATAGAGCGGATGGCTCCCTCCGGTTCGATGCGCTGGCGGAAGTGGCGAGCATGGACCCAAGCCTGAAGCACTGGACCTGGGCCGACCGATACAACCCGCGCATGCAGCTACGCGCCGTGGTGGTGAAGAATCGCGGATGCTACTGGCGCGTCGCCAAGCTGGCAGCCGACGATTACAACACGCTCGCCATGTGCGACTCCGCTTACAACGGCGGCGAGGGCGGATTGATGGCGGAGCGACGGCTATGCGGCCAGACTGCCGGGTGTGACCCAGCTCGCTGGTTCGGCAATGTCGAACGCACCAGCACCAAGAGCACGGCGAAGTGGCACGGCTACGGCATGTCGGCGCGCGACATCAATCGAACCCATGTCGTCAATGTCATGGTCAAGCGCCGGCCGAAGTACGCGGCCTGGTTCGGTGAGCCGGCATGATTCCATGGACTGCCCGCACGACCCTGCTCGCGGCTGTCCTTGCTGTTTGTGGCGTGTTTGCCATCTGGTGGACCTGGCCGGCGCCGAGCATCCCGGCCGGCGCGACGGTGATCGCTGCGCCCGCGAAGGAAGTGAAGTCGGAAATACCCACCGCCGCCCCGGCACCGAAGGTGATCTATGTCTACCGGGATGCCGTCAAGGCGAAGCTGAAGCTGCCGGAGACGGTGCTGGATGACGCCCGGCAGCAGGTTGTCGCCAGCAGCAAGGTGAAAGAGGATGAGCGCCCGCACACCGTCACCACCACGGTCGACCTGGATACCGGCAAGTTCACCACGTTCGACCGATCCGACCCGCTCCCCTGGTTCGCCACGTCGCTGCGCGGCGAAGTCGGCCTCGCCTACGGGCTGCGCAACGGCAAGACGATTGGTCGCGTCTATGCGCAGCAGGACATCGCACAAATCAAGGCGGTACATGTCGGCGCCATGGCAACCCTGGACACAGATGGACAGTGGTTCGCCGGGGTGCGCGCCGGGTATCGCTGGTAACCAACGAGGACACCATGAACGAAAAACAGCACACCCTCGAAGTCCCCGGCGTCGGGGCATTCGTCTTTCGGCGCCGCGTCATGGCCGACACCTTCAAGGTCAGTGCGGAATACTCGCGCCTGACCGAAGGCGTTCCAAACCCGTCCACCTGGCTGGACCTATTCGCTACCGCCTACGCCACGATCAAGGTGCTGGCCGCCGAGGTTCCTGCTGGCTGGGACATGGCCGCGATGGACCCTGAAGACGACGAGAGCTACAAGCAGATCATGGGGGTCTTCGGGGCGCTGCGCGCCGCGGAGGCGCGATTTCGACTTGGACATGGAACGGAAAGCAAAGGAAGCGGCGCTGGCAATGGCGGGCACGGTGACGCTGTGGTACCGGCGGCGCTACATCCTCCCGCCCAATGACCCGCGCTACCTCGACCTGACCTACGGCGAGATACTGACCGAATATCTCGCCCACTATTACGACGACCTCTACGCCGAGAGTCCGGAGAAACTGGCGGATGCCATCGCCGCCGAAGACCAAGACCCGGATTTCGACGCAGAGGTCGAGCGGTTCCTGAACGATGACGATGACGCCTGGGAAGAAGTGCCATGACCGTAAGTGTTCCCTTCTCCGCACAGCCTGAACAGGTACTGGATGCGTTCCGGAGAATTCAGGAGGAAGCGCGCAAGACCGGCCGCGAGTTGAAGAGCCTGGGGGATGTGAATTTCCCAGGCCTGGAGAGCGCGAAGGCAGAACTGGAATTCCTTCAGCGCGGTTTCCAGCAGTTGTTCGCGCCGGCCGTTCGCAGCGGGGCAGCCGAGGCGCTGCGCTCCGGTGCCCGCGCCGGCATGTACGGGCAGGATATCGTTTCCTGGATGCATGGCGCGCAACGGCAATTCCCGGACCCGGCCGCGCTGAATCGGCATATCGAATCGGTCCTGGCGCAATCTGCTCGTGTGGCGTCCTATGGGGAGCCCGGCGCTGGCGGTGGCGGATGGGGCGGGTATGCCGGCCCTGGCATGGGCGCCGCGCTGGGCGGCATCATGCAGGGAAACGTCGGTGGCGTACTAGGCGGTATTGCTGGTGGTGCTGCCGGCATGGCTTTCGGTCCAGCAGGATCGGCCATCGGTGGGATGCTTGGCGGGATGGTTGGTGGAAAAATCCAGGGCGCCGTCGGCAAGTACGCCGACCAGTCGATGCAGGAAGCATATGGCCTGACCGACCTTCGCCGCAACGTCTACGCGGTGAACGAGGAATTCCGCGATTTCCGCGCGCATATTCGCTCCGCAGGAGCAGGACTCGGCTTTATGCACAACGAAGTGCTGGCCTACGCGCAGTCCTATGCGGCGGTGTCCGGGGCGATGGGCGGCCGGGATGTCAGCATGGGCACGGCCGAGAGCCTGCGCATGTCCCGCGTGCTGGGCATGAACCCCGGCGCCACCACAAACCTGATGGGCCGCGCATCCTGGTTGGGGATGAACGGCGGCAACGTCACGGAGCAGTCGCGCACTCTGGTCGAGATGATGGTTGGCTCGAACCTTGGGGCGAAGCAGGGCGAGGCGGCAGAGGCCATGCTGAAGTTCGTCGAGAAGAACAACCAGGCTATTGGCACCAACGGCGATATCGAAGCCTTCAAAGGGCTGTTCCTGTCGCTGGTGAATTCTTCCGCTCCGGGCGTCCGCACCAACGCGGCAGGCATCATCGGCGGCTTTGATGATGCCATCAGGTCCGGCGGTAGGGCCGGCGATGCCGGAAAGAATTTCATGTGGAACGTGCTGTCCAGGAATGGGGTGAATGATCCCCTGGAGATGGACTACGCACTGGAAGAAGGCTTTACCGGCAAGGTCGGCGGAAAGATGATCGGCCCGGCCTTGATCGACGCCATCCGTGGAATGGGCGGCAGCAACCGCATGGTTACATCGCGATTGAAGGGGTTATTCGGCGGCAGCCAGCACGTCGCCGGCCAGTTCTTGACCGAATATGACAAGTGGCAAAAAGACCCTAACCGATCCGATCTTGGGCTTCAGGAAAAGTACGAATCCATGATGAAGGACTTTGGCGGCGGGACCGAAGCAGACGCACTGCGCAAGGCTTCTGCCGACCTGAACAACGCCGCGCAGGAACTGATGGGCGACCGCATGCTGGGCGTCATGGAGGGGCTACGTTCGGTTCTTGGCGACCTGGCTGGCTTCCTGAACAAGCACTTCCCTGGCGGCCACGACTGGAAGCCGAACACTGGTGGCGCATCCGATTCATGGGGTGCCGGGTCATCCGGTTCATGGGGCGGCGCTTCAGGGAGAGGAGCGGGAGCAGACCCTGTATTCGACTCGCAGGTTTCCAGTCTCGCCGCGCGCTACGGCATCAAGTATTCAGCGGGGATGGGCGCCGACAAGAAATCTCACTATACGGTCACCGGTGGCGAAGGAATCAATGCCATCAATTTCGTCGCCGCCGTGGACAAGCTGATCGACAAGATCGGTCAGCAATCGAATATCGAGGTGAATGTCCAACTGGACAGCCAAGGCCGCGTCGTCTCGAAGAGCGTCGGCAAGGGCGGCATCCCGAAGCCGTCGCATGGTGGTTCAGCGCGTTGGTGATGCCTACCAGGCGTGCCCGCACTTCCTACACACGGTGGGTTTTCTGTCCATCATGAAGGCAACAATCCCAATAGGGAAAAGCAGCAAGAACGTAGCGTACTGCCATAAATACCATCCGCTCTTCTCGTTACCAGTTCCGCACTTCGGGCATGAAATCTTGCTGGCCATGTTGTTCTCCTTCCTGCACTGATACTCACACCGTAGCCTCTTCCGGGACGCATTGGAAGTGCGATGTGTCACACAAAAAAATTTTAGCCTGGCCGTTCCGTTGCTGGTGCCTATGCGATACCTGTGATGGCACACAAAAAAGTTGCACGTGGCTAGCTTGCAGGTTTCCCAACCCATGTTTAGCATCCCGCCATCGCTGTCTATCCAGCGACCGGGAATGGCAGACAGGATTATGTAGGCGCACAGCCACCATGCGGCTTTTTTTGTGCGTATCGCTTGGCTCCGAGTTTTGGCGGGCCGGGCGGGGAAGGCGAAAGCCTTGCCGGTGCCTACTTCCGGTCTGCTACCCCGTTCGGATCGCCACCCCATTTAGCAGATGGGCGCGGAAATGCAAACCGCAAAGTAGGAGGCCATCATGGCTGACAACAACCATCAACTCGTATCCCAAAGTCTTCTTACCATCGCCGGGTCCGTCATCCGCCAGGATGGACATGGACGCTACTGCCTGAACGACCTGCACCGGGCAGCGGGAGGCGAAAAACGCCACCAGCCTTCCGATTGGCTGAGAAGCCAACAAGTTATTGATTTGATTGCCGAGGTCGAGATACCGGGAATTCCCGGTATCCAGTCAAAACAAGGGCTTGGGACATTCGCCTGCAAGGAGTTGGTCTACGCCTACGCGATGTGGATCAGCGCTAGGTTCCACCTTCAGGTCATCCGCGCCTATGACGCGCTGGTGACGGCGGCGCCGGTCGAACTGACCCGCATGCAGTTGCTCGAACTGGCGATGCAATCCGAGAAAGAGCGCCTGGCCCTGGTAGAGCAGAAAGCAGAAGTCGACGCGCAACTCGCCATCGCCGCACCAAAGGCGGAAGCCCTGGACCGCATCTCGACGGCCGACGGACTGCTCGGCCTCCAGGCGGCCGGCAAGGCGTTGCAGCAGAAGCCAAACAAGTTCGTTGACTGGATGCGGCAGAACGGATGGATATACCGGCGCCACGGGTCGAACGTGAACCTCGGCCGCGCCGACAAGGTGAACGCCGGCTACCTGACCCACAAGGTCAAGACAATCGAACTTCCTGATGGCGGTGAGCGTGTGTGCGAACAGGTGATGATCACCCCAAAGGGTTTGACGCGCCTGGCGCAGGCGTTCGGCGTCCAGCCCGACTTGCCGGGAGGTCTGCAATGATCCCGCGCGTAATCAACGACCTGGTGCCGTCGAAAGAACGCCTTGCTGCAAATTCTATCAACCCGCTGCTCAGCCGTTTTTCAGCCGACGACACGTTAGCGTCTTGCGCCAACGTGATTGGCGAACTAGGCGAACTGATCTCTATCGCCAACAGCAAAGACCAGCAGTGCCCACTGGGAAATAGGTTCCATCTGTACGCGGTCATCAAGGTGCCAATCGAGTTTGAGCCTCGGGCCGGGAACCCGGCGTAACCACGGCGCCCCATTTCCCCGGTATCGGGGGAATGGGGCGAATCGTGACAGCATTATGGACGTATGATCAAAACCTTCGCACCAAAGATCAGCGTAACCTTGAAGAAGGTCCAGCGTCGCTCTGGCGCCGACCGCATCGCCTATCTCGCCGGATCGATGATCGAATCCATTGACCTGACGCCGTATCTGGGCGAAATGGGTGGTGTGACAACTTATCGCGGGCTGAATCAGCCGGCCGGGACGTTTCAAGTGGTGCTCGCCGACAAGATGAATGCGCGCAGCCTGGACACGATGTACGCCTCCATCGAGCCGATGGACATGCTCGACATTCGCTTCGCCCGGCTGCAACAGGGCGAGTTGCCTATCGTCATGCGCGGCCTTGTATCGTACGTCAGCCGCGACGAGTCGATGGGCCAGGACGGCAAGCCGCGCCGCACCATCACCATTACCGGGCATGACTTCGGAAAGTTCCTGCAAATCATGCAGGTTTCGTATCTGAAAGAGTACGTTTACGGCAACTTCCCGCTGACGGCTTTCCCGATGTTCGAGGTCTACGGCAAGTGGTTCGGCGATCACACGGCGTCGCAGTTTGTCGAGGAAATCGTCAACAGCCTTGTGCAGAACTTCATCGGCGAAGTCTGGTTGTGGGGCGCGCTGAAGGAAGAGCCGGCGCTGAAGGTCGACGCCAGAGTGACCGGTTCCCGCGTCGGCCCGTTCGGCATCCCTAACTATGAGGGAGACATCTGGACGCTGCTGACCAACTGGTGCGATATAGGCTGGAACGAGTTGTTCATCGAAGATCGGCCGGACGCAGCCTATGTCGTCTATCGCCCTGTGCCGTACTACGACCTGGCCGGTGACCTGATCATGGCATCCGAAGGCGCGGTGCCTCCGGTTGAAATCGAAGTCGGTATTGATGAGGTCGAAAGCCTGAGCTTGTCGCGCAGCGACGGCAATCTGGCCAACTTCTTCCAGATCGAAGCGCCGATGGCCGAGATTCTGAATATGGACTGGATCAAGGTCCAGGCGACTCAGAACGGCTTGACGCTGATACGCGACAATCGCAACTGCCTGCCAGAGATTTACGGCCTGAAGAAGATGCTCGCGCGCACCATGCAAAGCGCGGAAAGCTCGACGCTGACAGCGTTGCAGGCGGAAACCAAAGAAAAGCCGGTGCAGGCCGTTGTAATGGGCCGCTGGTACGGAAAGCGGCGCGACCAGATGAAGCGTATCCACCAGGACAACGTGGTCTACGAAGACGGTCAGATCAGCATGCGCGGAAACGAGAAGATCAAGGCCGGCATGTACGTCATGCTCAAGCGCGGTTCGCGCACCACGCGCCACTACGTCACCAGTGTCTCGCACAGCTTCACGCCGTTCCATGCGTTCAAGACGACGCTGCAAGTCACCCGAGGCGAGAGCTACGTCGGTCGCCTTGGCGCCCAGGGCAGCCCCTACCAGGCGGAACGCAATGCCTAGCCAGATCATGCTGATCACCGGCACGCATCCGGATACCTACACCGTCGACGTGGAAGACTGGCGTACCGGCTGGAAAATGAAGGGTGTTGCTGTGCTGACCGGGCCGGCGACGGCGCGCACTGGGGTCGCCGATCTTCCGGTGTTCACCGAAGCGGCGCCGGGTTATGGCTTGGTAGATATTATGGACGGCGGCGTGCCGATTGTGGTCGGCTTCCTGCACAGCCGCGTCTCCCAGATGCGCTTCGCCGACGGCCGCGCCATCCTGCGCCACGACTCCGACGTGTATCTCAGCATCGGCCGCGACGGCGAGACGGAATTGCACCACCCGAGCGGCGCGATGTTCCGCATCGGCGAGAGCGCCGCGCACGAAGACCTGACCGGAGACGACTGCGACAAGTCCTGGGCGACGACACACAACACTGGGAAGGCGGTCAAGATCGCGCTTGAAGTCGGGGCGGCAAAGTTGGTAATGAACGGTACCAGCATCGTCCTGAGTGTGGGCGGTACTTCACTGGCTATGACGGCTGGCGGGATTGTCATCACCACGCCAAGCCTGGACATCAACGAGCCCTGATCATGCCAGGAATCGCTCGCGTGGGCGTCGATAGTGCCGGTGGCACCATCCTGGGTGGCGGGCAGTCGTTCGTGCGCGTGGAAGGCGCGTTGTGGGCGCTGCTGGGAGATTCCGTCGCGGGTCATGGAGAAGGCGTCCATGGGGGCCCTGTCATGGCGCAAGGAAGCCCGTTCGTCAGGATAAACACGATCCCAGTATGCCGCGCGGGGCACGCGGCGAGTTGCGGGCACGTGGCGACAGGTAGTTCTGCCATGAGGATATCAACGTAGCGTCGTGACGATATGCTATCCGCATGGTGCCAACCTCTCAAAAAGATCGGCCGATCAGCTTCATGCTGTTCGATGTCGATACCTTCATCGAAGGTCGAGACCTGATTATTCGACCGGAAGAGCTGTCGCGCTCCGATCCGGTCCGCGCCAGCATCACGCAAACGCTGGGTGGGTTCTGGGCCGACGACTTCGGCTCCGGGTTGCCCACGATTACGTTGGCCGGGCATACCGGCTGGCGCGGCAGCGTAAACCAGGATGGTGCCGAGCAGTTCGCGCAACTCCGGAAGCTGATCGTCGAACGCCGTCAGGAACTGCGCGACGAACGCGCCAAGACCGGCGACCCTGACGACATCCGGCTGATCTTCGCCGACCAACTGAATAACCAGGCGCTGTACGTGCAGCCGACCACGTTCCAGCTTCGCCGGCACAAGTCGCGCCCTCTGCTCAGCCAGTACAACATCAGCCTGGCGGTGATGGGCAGTCTCGATATCAGCGACGTGGCCACGGCGCAGGATTACATCGTCGACGCCATCCACAACCCGACGCGCCACGAACAGGCGTTGGAGGCGCTGGCCGAGGTGCAGCGGAAGAATGCCGAAGCCGGCGCTGAACTTGGGCTATCAGGGCTGTCTGCCACCATGGTTGGGTCTGCGCAGGCGCTGCTCGATAAATCCGATGCGCTGCTGACAAGGGTCCGGGAATACGGCAAGCGCGCCAAGGGCGTCATCGATAGCACGCTGGAGCCGCTGTTCAAGACGTCGGCGATGCTGTTCGAGGCCAGCCGCAACGCATTTCAAATCATGGCGATGTCTAGCAACATCACTGAATACGCCAAGAACGTCCTGCAGCGCATCGCGGCGAACTTCGGTGATGCTCTCTGCAACCTCAAGAACGGATTCCGTCGCCTGTTCACCATGCCGGACTGGGACGACCTATTCGGCGCGTCTACCTGTTCCAGCACTGGCGGCGGCCACCCTGCAAGCCCATTGGCGGCTAAGAATCCGTTCTACCGGGTCTCACCCGCAACGCCATCCGGCGCGGCGGTCAATGTCACCTCCAAGATGCAGACGCAGACCAGCCTGTTGCGCGGCGATCCGCTGCTACAAAAAAGCGGCGCGGCGATGACCTACATCAGCGGCTTCGGTTCCGGAGTGACGGTATCGCCATGACGACCAAGATCATTCCTGGCTACCGCATGGCGCGCACCTATCGCGGCGACACGCTACAGAGTGTCGCCGCCCGCGAACTTGGGGACGCCGGGCGCTGGTACGACCTGATCGACTTCAACGACCTGCTGCCGCCGTACATCGTCGACGACGCAGCAGACGCAGGCCCGCGCGTGCTGCTGGCGGGCGACAGCCTGCGCATTCCGACCAACAGCACAGCCATCGTCCAGGACGAGGCGACTGACGACTTGTTCGGTATCGACGTGATGCTCCGGCGCGGCAAGTTCGTGGTTGAAAACGGCAATCTCAGCCGGGTTGGCGACATCGACAACCTCAATCAAGCGCTGCGGCATCTGGTTGTCACCGAGCCCGGTGAATTGCTCTATCACCCGCGCTACGGTTGCGGCGCCCGCCCATTCATCGGCGCCAGCAATAGCCGGGCGAATGGGCTGGTCGCCGGGTCGCTGGTCAAGCGCGCCGTGCAGGCGGACAAGCGCATCGCCCGCGTGCAGAGCGCGCTGGTAGAAGCGTCTGGCGACGCACTGAAAATCACCATCAAGGCCGAAGCGATCAACGCCGTGCCGATTACTGTCGAGGCGGTAGCATGAGCTTTCAGGTCAAAGACTATTTGTCTATCGTCGCCAGCATCGTCAACTTCATGCGCGCGACGCAAGACCAAATCACCGACTTCAACGTCGGCGGCGTGGCCCGCACGCTGGTCGAGGCGCCGGCAATCGAAATCGATGAGCTTTACCAGATGATGTTCCGGGGGCTGAAAGAGGCGATCCCGGTCAGCATCTACAACTCGTTCGCGTTCGAGCGCTTGGCAGCCATAGGCGCCAGCGGATCGTTGCGCTTCACCTTGTCGCCCGTATCCGCCACCGATACCGCCATACCGGCCGGCACGGCGGTATCGGCGGTGGGCGGCACCTACCGCTACCTGACCGGGGTCGATGCCGTCATTCCGGCCGGCACCTCGACGGTCGACATCATCGCTTATTGTTCCAGCACCGGGTTTGCGACCAACGTCGCCGCCACGACGCTGACCGAGATGCAAACGCATATTCCCGGCGTCACGGTCACCAACCTGAACGCTTTCAGCAATGGCCGTGACCTGGAGACCGACGCCGAGCGCTACACCCGCTTCCGCGAGTACATCTCGACCATCGCGCGCGGCACGGTTGCGGCGATCAAGTACGGTGCCACCACGGCGGCGCTGGTGGACGCCGACGGTATCGAGTTCGAGCGCGTCAATGCCGTTGCGGTCGTCGAGCCGCATGTCGCCGATCCCATTACCTACCCGAGCGGCGGGCTGGTCTGGGTCTACATCCACAACAACAGCGGCAACACCAGCGCCGGACTGGTCGCACGTGCGCAGGCCGTCATTGACGGCTACCTGTTGGCCGATGGCACCCCTGTGCCAGGGTGGAAGGCAGCCGGCGTCATTGCCAAGGTATCCGCCGCCACCGATGTCAACGTTGACGTGACCGCGACGGTGGTGACGGATGCGGGTATCGACGCGGCCGCCGCTATCGCCGATGCACGGGCCGGCGTATCCGCCTACCTGAGTGGCCTGGGCATCGGCGATACCGCTGTGCGGGCGGAAATCATCGCCATCATTATGTCGGTGGAAGGCATCTACAACTGCGCGGTCACGCTACCGCTGGCAGATGTGGTAGTCGCGGCTAACGAGAAAGTCATGGCCGGGGTGGTGGCGATCACATGAATTCCGCGCTGACCGCGAAACTTCTCGGGCATCTGCACCGGATTTTCGACAAAGACCCTGGCCGGGAACTGGCGCTGCGCCTGCGCTACCCGGCCGGCACGCTGACCTGGAAGATTATCGACGGCGTGTTGACAACGCTGGTCGGCCAAACCACGCCGCTGCTCCTGGGCGGGACGTGGATCCTGAACGGCACGCAAGCCCTTGACGGAGACGACGGCTACGCCACGTCGAGCCTGAATGTCGATCTGGCAGACCACACCATCGGCTCGCTGATCGACTTCATCGGCGCCCAGCCTGGGTACGCCATCGCCTACCAGGCCACCGGCATGCTGCACTTGTCGGCGCTGGTGCTGCTAGATGGTGAAGGCGACCAGGACGCCAGCAACGGCGACCACCTGTACGGCTACACATCGCTGTTGTGGTCCTACGTCTCGTCGCTGTCCAGCGAACTGAACGAAGCGCTGATTGCCATCACCGAAATGCTCAAACAGATGAGCATCCGGCTTGCATCCGGCGAGTGGCTGGATGAGCACGGCGGCTACTACAAGGTGCCGCGCATCCTGGGCGAATCAGACCCGGCCTATGGGCCAAGGATCATTGCCGAGACACTGCGCCCGAAGGGCAACAACAAGGCCATCGAGGCGGCGATCTACGAAGCCACAGGCATGCGCTCCAACGTGATCGATGCCGCCACCTATGTGCTGTCGACCAATCGGTTCGACGGCACCTGGAACTACGACGGCAGCCGGAATTACAACAGCGGAAGTGCGGACAACCTTCGCTGCCTGTTCGACGTGACGCTGGAATACGACCTGCTCGGCGACAACAACGTCACCGAATACCTGGCGACCGTCGCAGAGCAAGTCGATCGACTCCGCGACGCCGGCACGCACCTTCGCCAGATCGGCATCAGCGGCGACAGCACGATCACCGACGACTACGACTACCCGATGAGCGACTACGCCGAAATCACCATTCAGCAGATTTGGTATTACAACGGCAGCGTCCGCTTCGACGGCACCGCCGACTTCGGCAGACGCACCATCTCGACAGAGACATTGGATTGAAGGATCTAGTGTAGTGCTTCGTAATTAACGGAACTATATAATACTGTATCTGCCGATGATTCACTGACGGAGACAGGAGACCAGAGATGCGAGTAGCCCCCGCGATCCAGCTGAGCCCAGAGGAAGAACGTAGCCTGACGCGCTTGGCGCGCTCAACTACTACGAGTGTG